GGGGCTTGCGGGTGCGGTCAATCGCGCGCATAAGGATCTCGACCTGGCGTTACGCACGCGTTCGGTCACTCTCTTCCAATGTCACGACTGGCCCCCGGAGAAATCCGGGGGCCTTTTTCGTTTAGAGGTCGTACTTGGCGACGGTAGCGCCGGTCTCGTTCATGACCCAAACTGTCGGTCGAGGATGCTGCTGCCCTGGCTTCACATCCTCGCCATGGGGATCGTGGAACGGGCCAAATGTCATTGGCAAGTAGCCATCGGAGCTTCCACGAATGCCGTGCACCTCGATGTACCCGTTATCGTCTCGAGCCTGATTGACGACCTCGAACGGGCCGTGACAACTCTCACACTCATCGTAGAATTTCGGGCCGTCGACCGGTTGCGTCTTGGCTGGCGTGTAATAGCGGTATTTGATCGTGAACATGGGTCTTCTCCTGCTTCGTCGAATGGGGCGGCGGGTCCCTCGGGGGCACCGAGTTGACACCGCCCCTGCCTCACATCGCTGCAAGACCCGGACAGACTGCGCTGGGTTCGGCTGGGTGTCAACTGGGAAAAAGTAGTAAAAAATTTTTGGAATGGGCTGAAAAAATCCCCACGCGACGGAGAAGTGGACGGGGGCCTGCTCAAACCAAAAACCCCTTGGGGGCCTCGGGCCGGGAAAAGAATTACTATCTATCCGCGCCTGCTAGTATCGTTCCTGCTATAATGCGCTTGCCAGAACGGATTGGCCGTTCTGGGATTTTGTAAAAGGGATTAACAAAATGGCTATCTCCAAGACTGAAAAAGCCAAGGCGCTCGCAACCAATGTCGGCCGCGTCTCATCGGCCGCGTTCAACTCAGGTGAGGCGCGGGCGCGCTTGCTCGCCACGGTTGCCGATGTGTGCGGCAAGAAGCCAACGCTATCGCTCTACAACAGCGTCAAGCTGGCGGCTGTCGTTGGCTTCATGGCTTCGGCACTGGCGCGCAAGGGCGACAACCGCACGGAGGAAGCGCTCATCGCGCATTGCCGCGACCGCGTGCTCAACTATCAGGGCGCATCGGGCAAGGGCAAGCTGCGCGCCGGACAGAAGGGCCGCCGCACACAGACGGAGGAAGATGCTTATGCGAGCGCTCGCGTGCTCTCCAGCCGCATCTTCGCCGATGCGGGTGTGACTGTGCCGGAGGCGCGCGGCGGCGACCGCTCCAAGACCGGCAAGAGCGCCGAGAACAAGAAGGGCGCGACCGGCAAGCAGACGCCCAAGAAGGATGCGGCCAACGACAAGCCAGCCGTGCGCACGTTCAAGTCGCCCGAAAAGATGGTCGCTTATGCGCTCATCCAAGGCAAGGCGATGCAAGCGACGCTCAACCGTTCGGCGGCACACACGCCCGAACGGCTCGGAACCGCGATCAACCATTTCCTGTCGGAAGTGATTGCGGTCGCGCAGGAACTCGGACTGCAAGCGTAACCTCTCGCGAAGGGAGCGGCGAAAGCCGCTCCCTTTTTTTGCCTTTTGTAAACGTCGTTCGCAAAGCCCAAGGCGCGCGGCACAGTAGTAGTTAATTCGTTCAGCCCGTTAAACGCGAAACGGTTAACGCATGGTGATTTTGCGGTAGAGAAACTGTTTTACCATCCAACTATCCAACTTTTCCACCAAGGGCTTTACTGAAATCCAAAAAATTAAGCCAGTTATCGGATAGTACTCCAGTTAGCGGCTTAAGTGCTGTTGTTCATCGAATTGTCCGCTCGGGACACCATAGGTGTTTGAGTGGTTCGTTTACCGCTGTTAAATCCAAACTATCCAAACTATCCAAGTAAAAAAAATAAGAACCCCTATGGACCATCGATGGTCCGGCTGGTGGGTGGATCGAGCCTGGTCCATAGGGGTCTATACTTCAAAATCCATGGATAGTTTGGATTTCCCGGATAGTATCAATGAAATCAATGACTTACGAGGGGGTTTGAAATCCAAAACGCCCTTACTGACATGGATTTCAGTAGCGTTTGTTCATACATTTACAACGAACGGACCGCTCATTGACCTGAGCGGCGGAGCGCTTGCCCTCACAGAGAGAACAATACTCCACGAATGAGCGTTTTGTTAAACTCATTTACAAAGACATCAATCCTGTAGCTTTACACCAAAGTTCTTCAGCGCGAAGTGCTAAATGTGCTTGATGGGTATGGATGTGACGTATATTGAGGCCTTGTTCAACCTCGAAGAACAAGGATGTTTTATGACAGAGTTCAGAGACCACCCTCTAGGGTCAGTAAGACACCGTCGACAGCTGCTCCGACTCCCGGCGACCTATTTCGCCAACCGCATCGGCGTCACCGTCACCACATTCAACCGGTTCGAGCGCGGCGAGCGCCGCGCCTATTTCGATCAGGCCATCGCCATCGCTAAGGCGCTCGGCTGCGCGCTCGAAGATCTTGGACGGCCTGTCACGCCTGAAGAAGAGTTCGAGCTGTTCAAGCGTGGCCAGCAGACGAAGCGCGGCATAGTAGTTGCCGCTGCCGATGACATTGACGACGTCGATACCCGCGAGCCAGAGCAGCCAGCACCACCGAAGACAACGGCGGCGATGCCGATAGACCCGTTCTACAGCGGGGACGTCACCAAGAAAGAAGCGCTCGACAAGCTCTTGGCCGAATGGCCATCGAACAACGAGGAGGGCGACGAGTGATGCGCCGCACTGCTACAGTCACCAAGGTCACGCTGGTGCGCTACCACATGGACAAGGCTGATCGCTTCAAGTCGGCGCTGGAGTCGTTCGATCAGCCCGACGACGGCCCCACGTTCGGCGTGCTCACTGATAAGCAGCGCGCGAGGCACCTGAAAGACCTGGCCTCGAAACACGCGTTCCACGAGGCCGCTGTCGAGCTGTTGCTGCAATGAGCGCGGACGACAGCGCGCTCAAGGAGCGCATCGACGCAGCCGAGGCTGAAGTCGCCAACGCATCGCAGCACCTATCCTCGTGGTGCATGTGCTTGGGCATGTCGGGCAATACCGGCTACTCGTCTCCGCAGAGCGAGTTGTGGCAGGCGATCATGGAATATGCGCGCGCCGCGGCCCGGCTCGAGATGCTGCGCATCCTGTCCAACGAGGACTTTTTCCTCGCGGTCAGTCACTCGGCTGGAAAGCTGAACGGACACCCCTCTCAATAGTAAAGGGTTGACTTTACCGTCATTTTGTGCTACACTTCAACAATGGGAAAGCGTCTCGAGTTTCCCCGCTCAACCCCCCGCTCGGGGCGCTTTCCCTACCGAGTGACTTTAGTGATTTTGTGAACGGAGTTAGCAAAATGACCAAACGTTTCGACCCTATCCAAGACGCCATCCGTTGGGCCTGTCGCCAGCGCGACGTGGCCCGTGACCATGGCTTCAATGACGTCGCTGCCTTCTGGCAGAGCGAGCTCGACCTGCTCCGCTCGCGCGTCCCGGCCAAGCCGATCGACGTGGTGCTCTCGTGAGCGTCGTCGACACACTCAAGCAGGCGATCCGCGTGATCGAGGCCGACCCCGATTTCGTGGAGGCTCGTCGGCAGGCCAAGCAGCAGCCGAACACCATCGACGCTGACTGGATTGCCCTCGCCAAGCGCGTGAACCCGCTCGTGCGCTCGCTTGAACAGCTGAAGCGCCAGCTGGCGAAGGCCGTGATGGACGAGACGCCATGACCGCCCTCATCGCCCTCGTCCTAATACTCGCGGTGTGCGGCGCAGCCCTCGTCGCCGACGCCTTTGTGAATGGGAGTTAGCAAAATGCCCAAGATCACCACCCATCTCGTCAGCGCCAAGCCCAAGGCGTTCGTGACCACCAAGGTGCGACGCAAGCATCGTGACCCGAGCGACACCGAGCGCACCTACACCACCCACTGCGGCGGCGTCACGCGCTGCTCACGCTGTCCACCCAAGCGCTGCTGCGATGACTGCGCGCGCATCAACAACGCACGCCAGATGGCCGGCCTCATTCGGCCGTCGGGTGACCCGCGCCCAAGCCCCGACAACATCATCCATCCGACGGTGGTGGGCAAATATCGTGGGCCCAGTTTCCAGCGCCGGTATAAGGATCTGCCGCAGCCGGTGGTGACGGCGTTCGTCGAGCCGTTGGGCAAGGGCTGGCGCCGCGGCGTGGCGACATTGAATGGTCGGCGCATCTATGTCGGCAAGCCCATGCGCACCATCGAGCAGGCGTTCGCTTACGCCATCCAGTGCCAGCGCCTGATCAAGATGGGCCTCGAGTTCGAAAGCGAGCTGGCGGAGCAGGGGCTTTTGTAAATGCCGTTCACAAAGGGCATGGCCCTGACTGGAGCACTCGCATGACACTCAAGCGCATCACGCTCGACGACCTCAAGCCCGGGATGGTGTTCGGCTACTCGTTCCCGGCCGAGCCTGAAGGGCGGCGCTTCTGCATCGCGCAGTGCGCGAGGGTTAAGCACCTTAAGTCGCAAGGTCGCAAGACGCTGTTCGTCAGTCGTGCACGCTGCATCGCACCTGTGCATGGCGACCCCAAAGCGATGGAGTGGCAGAATTACAACAATGGTACGCAGTCAGGTTACTGCGATGCCGAAGGATGGGAGATCTACGAGTATGACGAAGATGCGCTGTGGGCTGCGCACTGCGCGCAGGTGCTGACTCGATGATGCTCGATCCCGACTGCCCGCTCGCGTTCGTGCGGCGAGTCTATGTCGCTCGGCACGGTGATGATTGCTACGACTTCGGCGAGAACCAGCTGATCGCTGTGCTCGACGCCTATACCGAGACAGGCAGCGATATAGCTGACGTGCCCATCTGGGACAATTGCCAGTTTGTTGTGATCGGCGCCGACGCACGCGATCAGTTCGAGGACGCCAACTGGAACCCAGAGGCAGGCGCATTCTGGATCGCCGCCGAGGACACGACTACTGTGCCGGACGATCTGGACGCGTGCATCCGTGCGATGGTGGCGCTGACCGACCAGTGCCCGCTCAATGCCGAGGACCTGTTTGTTAATGAGGTTCACAAAGATGGCTGATCCTCGCGAGAAGCCCGACTACACCATCGTGAGCGGTGCTACGAGTAACTGTCCGATCATGCTCCTGCCGAACAACCGGTATGCCTATTTGCGCACATGGGCCACCCGCAGGGCGGGTGAGATCATCGACCAGCCGGGGCTACGCACCAACCAGCGTTACGAGGGCAAGCTCACCGACGAAGAAGAAGCCCTCGCGATGCGGCTCATTCTGGGGCACGGGTGATGGCTCGACCCAAATTCAAACCCGGTGACGTCGTCCGCTATAGCGACGGCCACGGTATCGGCATCGTCAACGATAAAGTGTGGGACAGTGGTATGCTCGATCTGCAGGCGTGGGGCAGCGAGGACGCAATCCTTCGAGGTGATGCTGGCGCATGGATCGAGGGGTGCGGGTGCCTCAACGACTATTGGCCGCACGAAGACCCCGATAGGATTTTGGCGCTGTACATGGCAGCCAAGCTGTGCGGTGACGTGAGGGAGATTTGAGTGATCGACGACGAGGGCATGTTCATGCGGCTTGAGCCCAACAGCCGCGAGGCGGTGCACGTCATGGCGATGCACCTGGAGTATCACAGCCAGTATGGCGGCATGGCGCTCGACGCCGGCCAGGCGGAGCAGATCTCCAACGCTCTGCGCACGGTGGCCGAGACGGCCGACATCAATGCGCTGGCGTACAACCATATGTGCGAGCAGCTGGAGGAGCGTATCTATCGCGCCGAGCGCTGGCGCAACCGGCTCGAGATTGCCGGCGCCGTGCTGTTCGTGATCGCGTTCTTCGGATTGATCTCAGTGATTTTGTAAACGAGGTTCACAAATGGCTACCACCAAACACCGCTACCCACCGCTCGAGGGCATGCGCGAGAAGCGCCTGTTCCGCGATCTCACCCAGACCGACATGGGGAAGTTGATCAAGACCACCCAGTCGCACTACCGCCAGATCGAGGAGGGCATCATCCGGCTCGATGTGCACCGGGCCAAGATCATCGCCAACTTCCTCGAGTGCACCATCGACGAGCTGCTGTGAGGATGAAGCGCTTGGCCGGCAGGAAATGGCGGCTGCTGACGGTGTGGAACAATTCACCGACGTACGCTGTGCTCAACTTTCGGTGCGTCGATCAGGCAGAGCATATAATGGTTCAGTTTTACACTGACACTAGTCGCGTCGAGTTGGTACGCATGGGTCAGGTCATAAGCCTGAAGCCAGAACGTCGCCGACGAATAGGTGACATTGCCCATCGAGCGATCGCGTATCGTCAGCTGACGGATACGTGCGAAGGCTTCCCAGAGGTCGAGCTGCTGTGAACCTGCCGATTGGCGCGATCGTGCGCATCGAAGGCGACACGGGCCTGGCCGTGGTCGTGCCCAACACGTGGGCGCACAACTATCAGGAGAAATGGAAACTCGACCCGTTCGTGCGCCTGCTCGGTGGCAATGACCATCCGTATCGCCAAGGCCCCGCAGTGACCGGCGGCTGGTGGCTGGCTGGGCTAATGTACGACTGCGAAATTGTCCCTGACGACCAAGTGCCCGACCATATCCAAGCGCTGGCGATGCGCTGCCTGCTCGACCCGACGTTCATTCCGGAGATGGACGAGTGAAATATCCGATCGGCACAATCATCGAGGATATCGAAGTGCCAGGCGATATCGGCATTGTGTGCGCCCCTGCGAGATCGGTTGGTGGTGACGCAGCCGTTTGGGCGCACTGGAAATCATTCGGGTACGGCAGGCCGAGGTGGCTGTACGCAGATAAAACACGGCTGCACCCCGACCCCGATGCGGCGTGGGCGGACTACTGTGCCGCGGTGCTGCGTGGAGACGTGTCGTGAGCAAGCTGATGGTGCGCCAGTGCCCGTGCAGCACCCCGCCGCATCGGGCGATCCAGACCGAAGACGGTGCATGGTGCGAGATCATCGACGGCGACGGTATCGTGCAGGCGTGGAATTTTGTCGAAGATAGGTCAATCGTCGAAGGCTTTTCGCACCCGTGCCCCGATCCAGAGCGCGCGCTGGCCGATATGACCGCGTGGCGGCTGACCCACAATTTGTAAACAGCATTAACAAAGACGGAGAGAGTGATGGCTTATTATGACGCGGCCAACTGGCCGGGTGTGCACACTGGCATGCTGAACTGGTGCATCCAGAACGAAATGCCGGTCGAAATCAACAGCTACGACGACGCGCTCAGCTGGTGGAAGCGTCGCGGCGACGGCTCGGAATATCAGGGCACCAACGATCGCCCGGTGGGCAAGCGAGACTTCCGCAATCGCCGGATGCGCCAGCGCCCCGATGGCTCGATCGAGTTCGAGTATAACCAACACGTGATGTGCGTCTGGCACCCCGACAAGACGATCACCGTGTCGCCGGTCAAGGGTTACACTAGCGGCATATTCGAGACGTGCATCATGCCCAAGGCACTTGAGGCACGTGACGGCCCCCGCACCGGCAAGTGCGTGCTGATCCACCCGTCGAACGAGCGCCATTACCGACTCGATATGGAAACCGACACCGGCAAGCACAACATCGCCAACCCCGAGATCATGGTCGTGCGCGCCGATCCGTCAGTGAACCTGCGACTGAACGCCGACAACCGCTGGGAGCCGGCCAACGAGATGCGCTGCAAGCCGTTCGAGTGGCTCGAGCTCAACAAGAGCGAGCTGCGCGAGGCGTCGAAGAAATACAACATCCCCGAGTTCATCCGCGCGATCGAGACGGCGCTGCAGATGGGCGCCGAGATCAAGACGTCGAACGCTTACAGCGCGACGCAGGTGCGCAGTGCCACCGTGTCCAGCGGCGAGGACGTTCTGGAGTTGCTCGAGCAGGGGCGGTTCGTCGAGGCGGCGTCGCTCGTGCGCCCGCGGGAGACGCGCTATTACGACCACGCCAATAAAAAGTGGGTCGTCGAGAGCCAGGGGCTCAACAGCACCGATATCAAGAAAATCCGCCACCGCGCCTACGAGGAGATGGGGCTGCTCTATCTCGAAAGCGCGCGGGTCGTGACCCTGCCCCAGTGGAACAACATCGAGCGCAAGCTGCTCGACTTCGGGGCGCCTTGAGGACTTCACTCTGCTCAGTGATTTTGTAAATGAGGTTCACAAAATGAAAGACGTGAATATCCCCCTCGAAGCGAGGGACTGGGATTTCTATCAGGCGTTCCACACCTTCTGCGGGTTCGCAGCGGACGGTTTCCGACGCAAGGGTAGCTGGGGTGTCAACCCGACACCGCTGGTCCTGTTCGACACCGGCGAGCTGATCTGCACCGATGCTGCGCCCGACCCAAGCAAGCGTGGCGAATATCGCTCGGTAGGTATCTCGCTGACGACGACCAAGGACGAACGGTTGTGGCTGCCCGATGGGTCACCGGTCACGCGGGCATGGCTTGACGATGCCGGCATGCAGTATCTACTGGTCGATCGCGAAACCAAGCGCGCGGTGCGGCTCGACGGCACATGGCGTAGGGCACCGGGCAAAAACTATTACGGTAAGGAAGAAGCTGGGTCACCTGTCACTACGGGCATCCCGTTGCGCTTTCAGTACAACTGCCGCGCCTATATTCCCGGCCCGGGCCTGCCGCCGGTCAGCCATGAGAAACTCAAGGTCAGCATCCCCATCCAGAAGGCCGGCTACACGAGTGACGAGCTCGAGCACATCCACATGATCGTGGCGACGGGTCAGGCGGCGATGAAGCTGACCGACCACGAAGCGGTGCACCGTAACGCATCTGTTGGCGCCAACCCTGACGTGCTGCTCAGGTGCACGACGTGGCAGGACTGCCCCGAGGCACTGCTCCCCGCCCTTGCCCAATATGGTGCCGGTCGTGTCGTGCGCGAGTACGATTATCTGCTGACGGAGCAGGGGTGATGCGTCAGGGTCAGGTGGGCAAGGTCGGCACGGCATGGTTTCTGGCGACACAGGATGATCGCGGTATATGGCTATGCGGCAACGCTAGCTGCTTCAAGCGCACCCCGAAGGAGACGATGCCGGAAAGCGTAGCGGCTTTATGGATACTGAGCGGTATCACACCAATACCGCCCGAGGAGTGGCCGCCGCGCGTGTGCGCAGCTGTCGCGAAGGAGATGCTGAGCCAATGATCGAGATCACCGGCGCGCATCCGCCCGAGCATCGGCTCGAGGTGGGCGACGTGATCATGGTCCATCGGGAGCTCAAGGATAAGCAGACGGGCAAGCCGTTCACGTGGAAATATTTCGCGCTGATCACCGACAAGAAGAGCCGCAGCAACTTCGTGTTCCAGCACATCATTCTCGATGAGCGCGAGCGCGAGCCCACCTGGCTCTACGCGCACGACTACGCAGGGACGAGCTTTCACATGTGGTATCTCGACCCCGACGAATGGCCCGACGGGGTCCACGCGTTTCGCACCAAACTCATTCTGGAAGGAAAGGTTGAAGGCATGGTCTGAGTGATTTACCGTCTTTTGTAAAAGCGTATTCACAAAACCCTTTAGTGACTGAAGGAGAGAGTAAAATGACGATGCAGGTAATCTCGATCCCCGACTTCAAGGACGTCATCACCCACCTCGGCGTCAATCATCACCAGCCGATCATGGCGTGGGGCAAGCCGGGCGTCGGCAAGTCCGACGCGGTGCGTCAGGCGGCCAAGGACCACGGTGCTGCGCTGGTCGATATCCGGCTCAGCCAGTACGACTCGGTCGATCTGCGCGGCATCCCGGTGCCTCACGCCGGCATGACCGTGTGGCATGCGCCGATCACGCTGCCGTTCGTCGGCAACGCCGACTTCGAAGCGCTCGACAGCAGCAAGCCGATCTTCCTGTTCCTCGACGAGATCAACTCGGCGGCGCCATCGGTTGCGGCGGTGGCCTACCAGCTGATCAACGATCGTGCGGTCGGTGAGCATCGGCTGCTCGACAATGTCGTGGTGATCGCGGCCGGCAACCGTGAGCAGGATCGCGGCGTGACCAACCGCATGCCGACGCCGCTGGCCAACCGCTTCACCCACTTCGAGATCGACGTCGACGTCGACGCGTGGTGCTTCTGGGCACAGCAGGCTGGGCTGCCGGCGGAGGGTATCGGCTTCATGCAGTTCCGCAAGCCGTTGCTCTCAACCTTCGACCCGTCGAAGCCGGACAAGGCGTTCGCGACGCCGCGCACGTGGCACAAGGCGCTGACCTACTATGCCGACAAGTCGATGCCGGAGAACATCAAGCAGGCGGCGATGACGGGTGCGGTCGGCGAGGGTCCGGCGGCCGAGTTCTGGGGCTTCGTCGACGTCTGGGGCAAGATGCCTAAGATGAGCGACATCGAGGCCAACCCGGACAAGGTCAAAGTGCCCGAGGAAGCTGCGATGCGCTACGCCGTGGCGGTCGCGATCTCGAGCGAGATGACGCCGAAGAACACCGGCCCGTTCAACACATTCCTGACGCGGATGGACCCCGAGTTCGGCGTGCTCGCATGGCAGCTGGCACTCAAGCGCGACGCGACCGTGTGCGGTACCAAGGAGTTCATCGACTTCAGCAAAAAGTACCGCAGTATATTTGCACGATGAGCACTATCTGTTATAGATGAAAATCTATGACGTGCAACCTGACTGGCCAACGCTTCAACGCACTTACAGCTGTCGAGAGCGTTCGCGATCACCGCGGACGAGTAGCTTGGCGCTGTAAGTGCGACTGCGGTGGAGAGAAAATTGTGCTCACCGGTACGTTGCGTTTCAAGCCACCGCCGAACTGCGGCTGCGTGCACGGCGGAACACGTCACGGCCACACAGCACAAAACAGCAAGACGTGGCGTGCGTGGAACTCGATGCGGCAACGCTGCGAGAACACCCGGCATAGACAATATAAGGATTACGGCGGTCGGGGTATCAAAGTCTGTGACCGCTGGCAGGTTTTCGAGCATTTCCTGATCGACATGGGTGAGGCTCCTGCGGATCTTACTTTGGAGCGGCTTGATAACAACGGAGATTACGAACCAGCAAATTGCGCTTGGCGATCACGCAAAGCACAAAGTCGCAATCGAAGAGACAATCGCCAGATTACGTACAAAGGACAGACTAAGTGTTTATCGGAGTGGGCTGAGCAATACAGTCTATCCAAGAGCACGCTTAAATACCGCATCGATAAAGGGTGGACTTTAGGTGAGGCGCTTACATTACCAGCTACCAAGACAAACAGTGTACTGCGTCGAGTTTTGTAAATATCGTTTACAAGGTTAGTGACTGAAGAGAGGAACACCTGATGGATAGAATGCAGAAGGCCCGTGCGAAGATGCTGATCAAGCATCCGTTCTTCGCAACGCTGCTAGTGTCGACACCGTGGGAAATGGTGCCGGCCGATCATCCGACGATCACCACCGCGGCGACCGACATGGAGAAGCTCTACTTCAACGAGGGCTTCATGGAGAAGCTGACCGATGACGAGATTCTGTTCGTTCTCGCGCACGAGGTCATGCACATGGCGCTCGAGCATGGTCTCCGGAAGCAGGCACGCAACCACATGCTGTGGAACATCGCTTGTATTGCTGATGAGAGCTTGGTATTGAAGGCAAGCGGTGAGCAAGTTCCAGCATCGACGATCGCGGTTGGTGATTATCTGTGGTCCCCAAGCGGACCCAATCGCGTGCTTGAAGTGCTCGACCGCGGGATCAAGGAAGTAGTGAAGCTGTCGCACGCAGGCGGTGAGTGCCTGGTCACAGCCGATCACCGTTTCCTGACGAGCAAGGGGTTCGAAGATGCCTTCTCTCAAGGTGCCGGGGTGCGACAAGACATTCTCGCAGTGTCCGCAGGCGGAAGTGTTCGTGCTCGCGAACTATCGAACAATGTCGATCCGCGATCTGACTGTTGCGACGACAGTGGCGTATCACAATGTCGCGGAGTTCTTGCGGCGACGTGGCTTGATGGCCGATCGGTACACATTGAAGCGGCGCAATATCGAGCAAGCGAAAAAATTGTCGACGCCGGAGCTAGCGTATCTGGCGGGCATCATCGACGGCGAGGGCACGATCACATTGAGTGTGCGCGAGAAGTATGCGCAGCCGGTGGTGACGATCAGCAACACATCCTACTTGCTCCGCGACTGGATGACAGCGCGAGGCTTCACCGCGAACATGACATTGAACACCAACAAACGCTGGTATTGGCGTCTTGGTTGGACCGGGTACGCGCTCGATCAATTTCTTCCGTTGGTGCGGCCGTATTTGGTGATCAAGGCGCGACACTCCGATCTGCTCATGGAGTTCATTTCGCTTCGACGCGCTCAGTCGAAGAGCGAGCGGCCAACGGATCGTATGCGCGAGATTGTCTTGCAAATTCGCTGGCTGAACGAACGGATGTTACCGTGCAGCGAACGGGAGAGACGCGACATGTCCTCGATTTCGTCACTGAGCACCATGTCTACGCCGTCGGCGGGTTGATCTGCCATAATTGCGATTATGCCCTGAACCTTGTCTTGAAAGACTCCGGCTTCGATATCTGGAAGGAGGCGCTGTGCGACGACGTCTACAAGGGGCTCTCGGCCGACCAGGTCTACGACAAGCTGCAGCAGCAGTGCCAGAAGAAGGGCGGCGGCCAGGGGCAGGGCAAGCCCGGCTTCGGTGACCCAGGTGGTCAGCATCACTCCCCGATGCTCGGCGATATCAAGGAGCCCGAGGGCGCCGGCGATCCCGCGCACGAAGCCAAGGTCAAGCGTGGCATCCAGCAGAAGGTCGCCGCGGCGGCCAACGTCGCCCGCATGGCGGGCAAGTTCGGCGGCGAGCTCGAGCGGCTGGTCGGCGAGATCCTCGATCCCAAAGTGCCGTGGTCGCATATCCTGCGCGACTTCATGACCCGGGTGACCAAGGACGACGAGCAGTGGTCGCGCCGCAACCGCCGCTTCCAGAACGTCTACCTGCCGGCACGGCACAGCGAGAAGATGGGCGAGATCGTGCTCATCGGCGACACGTCCGGCTCGATCGGCAACGACGAGCTGTGTAAGTATATGGCCGAGGCCGGGGCGATCGCCGAGGACGTGCACCCAGAGCGCATCCGTATCCTCTGGGCCGACACGCGCGTCGCCGGCGAGCAGGTGTTCGAGGAGGGCATGCCGATCGACCCCAAGCCCAAGGGCGGCGGTGGGACGGACATGCGCGTGCCGTTGAAGAAGGCCGAGGACTATCAGCCGGAGTGCGTCGTGCTGTTCACCGACTGCTACACGCCGTGGCCCGACGTTGAGCCGGACTATCCGCTGATCGTCTGCTCAACGTCGGGCCAGGAGAGCCCGATCGGCCTGAACATCAGGATTTGATCGTGAGCAAAATGCTCAAGGCGGGCGACTTGATCATCGCCCGCCGCGGGAAGTCTGACGAGTCGTGGTGGGTCATGGAACGCGACGAGACCAAGGGCGATATAAACTCATTCGAGAAGAACTCGCACTATGTCTACAGCGTCACCGGGCACCCGCCCAGTGGGTTCGAGAAGAACCCCCGCACATCGTGGGCGAGCAAGGTAGTCGTAGATCAGGATGCGCGCGTCGTGCGTGTCGCCGACATCACTGACGAGATGTACGCGAAGATCGCGAAATACCAGCTGATAGGTGAGCCATGAGAGCGCAAGTTGGCGACGTTGTTCGCTGGACCCGAGCGTGGGGGCGTGACCTGCCCGAGCCCATGTGGACGTTGGTGCTGGGCGATCTCACCTATGAAGAGGATGATGGCGTTGAGCCTGATCTCGAGGACGTCCTTATTTTCGGGGCACCGGCTGGATACGAGTTAGGCACCACCGACAGCTTCTCTGACGAGGAGTTCCCGATGGATGGTGAGGCAGCTTGCGCCGAGATCATGCACCCCGACGACTGGCCTGACGAGATTTACAAGGCCGTCGCTATGTACCGGCTGACGGGAGAGTTACAGTGATGGACGATTTGATCCAGAAGCATGCAGTGCTGCGCGTCACGCACACCAGATGGGGCAACGATGAGGAAGCTCACGACCCGCCGATCTGGGCCATTTCTCGAGAGACCGACAGTTACAGCGCCGGTGTCTACGTCGACTGGCTTATTGGCGAAACGAGTTACGGCCAAGGGGTGCTCGATCACAGTGACGAGTTCGAGATTGTGCCGCCTGACGAGTGGCCGGACGAGGTGTGCGCTGAAGTGGCAAGACGAGTGCTAGGAGGAGAAAACTGATGACGTGGGCAGCTGACTGCAAGCCCGGGCAGATCCTCAAGATCACCAAGATGGTGAGCGACAAGGGCGGCGAGCTTGCGCTCGGCGAGGACAATGTCGCCTGGGGTATCGTGCTCGACAACGAGAACATGATGGTCTTCACCGAGGTCGACCAGAGCGGCTTCTACCGCGGGGCGCCAAACGCTTCGCGTTGGGTGAGCCGGGTCTATCCGACCGACTGGGCCGACGAGGACAGTGTGTGGGCCGACGCCGACGAGGTGCCGGCGACCGTGCCGAGCGAGTTCTGGCCGATTGCAGCGCAGGCTGCGCTGAATGACGGAGTGTGAGATGGCGCACGATCGTCTGGTGCGAGTCAGCATTTACGAAGAAGGTGAAAGTTCGGGTAAGTTTCTCGGGTATGTGTGGGGCTTGCTCGATGATTGCGCTGACGAGGAGGATTTCATCGTTCTCTATACTCGGAGCAGTCGCGCGATCGAAGATCTTGGCGGCTCGATCGGTGAACCGCTTGGTTTAAGTCTCATGGAGATCGACACCGCGATCGACGTAGCCGAGTGCTGGACACCTGGGTGTGTCTACGCTGAGGCGGCCAAGTTAGCCCTGCTGGGAGAGGCTGCTTAATGGCGCCAGCTAGGCAGGGCCACTACAAACTCTACGCCTACGTCTGCGGGACGGCGTGCGTCGAGAAGCCCGACGTCGACGGCACCGTGACCTTCATGATGATCTGGATGAAGCGGCCGCAGCACTGCCGTTACGCGATCGTTGGCGAGTGGGACGTCGCCACGCACTGCGAGCGGATCCTCGTGTTCGACATGTACGACACCAAGATCAGGGGTACGGTGACGCTGGTGCCGCCCAAGCCGCGGATGATCTGCAACGACGTCGACCAGGCAATCATGGCGACGATGATGCTCTACGAGCAGGATTAGAAAAATGAACGAGAGCATGCAGCACCCGTTCGTCGAGGGTGATCTGGTCCGGTATGTCCGAGATGACGGGCGGGTTCGCGTCGGCTTTGTTGTGGATCCAGCGAAATTCAGCAACACGCGCTTCTCGACCAGCGGCAAGATCATTCGGCCGGAAAATGTGTGGGCATGTTGGACTGACGAGCACACCCCTGACTGGGCCGTTAAGCGGCCAACACATGCGTCCATTGATCGAGTGGAGGCGCACCCAAATCCAGATGCACTGATCGCGGATTACACAAAGTGGCGACTGCTCAATGGATGAGGCTTTCCTCGACCGGCCTGGCCATTACGAGCTGGTCTATGTCAGCCAGAGCGGCACGCGCAACCAGTGCTTCGGCTACCAACCGCGGACCGCGGATATCGCTGCGCACACAGGGGCAAAAGACCCTGCTCGTTACTGCATCCAGCTCGTGGGGGACATTTACGAGGTCTACGACCTGACGACGCTCAAGAAGCAGATGTACGTCGGCGAGTGGACCATCGGTGTGCCGGTGTTCACGCACAAGGACCCCGATGCGGCGATTATGTGGGCGTTGATGAATTTGTGACTGAAGGAGAGAGAACATGGGATGCGATATTCATGCTTACGTTGAGTACGTCGATTTCGTCGGCAACGACGGCGAGCCATACTGGTCGTGCTTGATGCAGAACATCGGACATCGGGATTATGCCTTTTTCAGTCTGATCGCTGACTGCGGCCGCGGCCCGCACCAACCTGTGTTCGAGAACCGCGGGCTGCCGGACGGCAAGCTGAGCTGGATCACTGAGCGCGCGATGTGGCTGACGGTTACGGATAATCCCGAGCTTGCTGACGCGGAGGGCTATTGCAACGAGACGAACGCCTTGAGCTGGGGGCCGATCGAGCAGCATGGCGATTTCCGTCGGGTGATGCACCCCGACCTGCACAGCCATACCTGGCTGACCTGCGACGAACTGGCGCAGGTGATCGCGCGCTACATGACCGACGATCACGAGGGCTATCCGTACGGAGTCGAGTGGGACGCAGCGCTGGCGGCGATGCGGGCGCTCGAGGAACGAGGTCACAAGACCCGTATCGTGATCGCGTTCGACAACTAGTCATTTTGTGAATGGAGTTAACAAAGATGGGCGATCGAACCTACACCACGATCACGCTCTCGGGCGTGGTCAACGAGGAAGACGTCGACGAGCTGGTCGAGGCGGTCAATGCCGATTGGCTGACTTGCGACGACGGGCCAGAGCTTAATGATAACGCGCTCATGCGCGAGCATCTGCAGTGGATGATGTACAACCCCGAGTGCAACTATGGGGAGCTCGAGAACACGGAGAGTACCTGTCAGCGGCTCGGGGTCAGCTACCTCAAGGTCTGGGCCGAGGGCGGCGGCTACGGACCCGGCATGGAGATCTACAACGCCGTCACCGGCGTGACCGTGACCTGCGGTGCGATCGAGGGTGAGCCGGCGCTGACGCTGAGCGACATCAAGAAGATCGGCGATGCCGAGGCTGCGATCGGGTATCTCGAGGCGTTCAACAACTTCCGTGAGAATTACGGTCCGCTCGAGATCAAGCCGCTGGAGGATGCAGCGTGAAGACCTCTCTCCCTCCCGGCGTGTACCAGGAGTGGCTCAATGACAAGATCAATTTCGATATCGTGATTATCGTCGGTAAGTTCCAACCAGAGTCATGGAGCTACGATCTTGAGGGCTGCGCTTGGTGCAGCGGTGGCGAGTGGGAAGGCGGTCGCGGCGCCTTTGATAGCCGCAGTCTTAAACCGCACCCCGATCCAGACCGAGCGTGGGCAGAATATTGCGCGTGGAGACTGACACAATGAAGGTCAAAGCCGGCCAGATCTACCACTGGTACGAGGTCTGGGAAACTCCCGCGGACGCATGGGTGCTGGCGATTGAAGACGGCAGCGAAGAGGGTGAGGTCATTTACGGCGAAGCGCGAGCTAGATCATCTGGTCATCAAGAACATGTTTGGGGCCCGGGGAGGCGTGTGCACTGCATCATGCGCACTGATAACGTGAAGACGCGCTATGTCCCACCTGACGAAATACCGGACGAAGTTTGTGTCGCACTCGCCAAGCGGGCGCTGAGCCAAGGAGCATGACGATGCGGTTGGAGATTGGCGACCTTGTTCGTCGCATAGACAATCACGGCTGGTGGTTGATGATCGGCGATAGAAGCGCGAAATCACTTTGGGCTGAGTGCATTCAGCCAGACGACCAAGGTAATTACCATATAGGTGAGCGGGACATGCCATTCGACCGTGACTCTACGCATGATCGCGGACTTGAGTACGTTCCGGCGGAGGAAATACCCGATCATGTTCTTACGCGCATCACGACACTGAAATTGACAGGAGAGGATCTTGCAAACAACGATGGTTGAGCGAACCTGCAGGCGCGGCCACATTGTCTCCGGCGACAATGCCAAGCGGCGGCCGGCCAACCCCGACTATGTTGCGTGCCGGCAGTGCGAGCGCGACACCCAGAAGCAGCGCAGGCGATTGCGCAAGTCATTGATGGAGCAGCAAGATGGGATACGATCCACTAACTGAAGTCCTCGATCGCGTGCGACGTATCGAGACCCGGACGACGATCATCGGCAGGCACCTCGGCGCCGATGTCGGCGGCGGCAAGCCCGAGTGGCACAACGGCACGGTCCACGCGCCGACAGCCAACTGCTCGCTCGCCGAGCTGATGAAGGTCGTGCCTCCCGACTGGCGCGGCACCTGGTCGGTCTACGTCAACGACGAGCCGCTGTTTACTGGGAGGTTGACCAATGGATGAGACGAGGGTGGAGCTGAAGCCGTGTCCGTTTTGCAATGCCCTGACGGCAGTTCTCGAAGAACTGAGCGAGTCCGAGCACCGGGTGAAATGTCAGGAGTGCGGGCTGCAAACGCTTCTCTGCATCACGCCTGAAAGTGCAGTCGGACGGTGGAACACCCGCCCCACCGACCCCGGCGAGGATAAGGTTGAGGCGGAGACATCATCAGGAGAGGATGGGGAGCGGCTTCGAGAGGCGCTGCGGCTTATCGAGATCGATGCGACGAACGAATCCAGCGCACCAGGAGCACGATTGCAGCGGATCGCTGATTATGCACGATCGGCTCTACTGGGGTGACCACCGGGGCTAGCCACACCTTTACTGCTCTGGCATAGTGCCTGCTCCGCGGACCGCTGGGGGGTAGGTGCACGGTGGGTGAAGAAGCGCACAGCGTAAGGCTCGACCGTGTCGAGAACGAAGTCGGGGCAATCCGCTCCGAGATGGGGGGTCTCAGGACCGAGATGGGCCGCGTTCAGGCGGACGTGAAGGGCCTTGGTGCCATCCTCTCGCGTATCGAGGAAGGGGTTGTCCGCGCCCAGGACCAGCAGGACCAGCGTGAGCTGCGCTCGAGGCAGAGCCCGGTAGCGATCGCGACAATGCTCGTAACCGTGCTGTCGATGCTGGTTGGCGGGTCGTGGCTGATCAGCGGCAATATGTCGCGGATGGACGAGCGGAGCGTTTGGGTGCAGCGTGAACAGGATCGCATGGAGCAGAGGCTCTGGGGAGATACGCACATGCAGCACGGGGGGGCCGATGGCGAGCAGGGCCAAGCGCACCAATAGCTGGCAGGAACCGTTGGAGCACGTCTCCAAGGCGAAACAATTCATGGAGCGCTTTGGCGTCCACGAGGCTCACCCCGATGAGTATCTGGAACCGCTGAAGCCCAACGAAGAGAAGGACTGGGACGATCTGCTGAAACGCATGAACTGAACGGGGGTGGGGGATGATCGAGAAGCTCAAGGCGCGTCTGATCGGTGACGCGCGCTACTGGTACAAGATGTGGTCGAGCTGGCTGGCTGCCGCATGGGGCGTGGTGGTCACGGCCGTGTGGGTCGAGCCGACTTATGTTCAGCAGCTGCTGAACATGCTCCCCGAGCATGCACGGGCCAAGCTGTCGCCGGCGGTGTTCATCGTCGCCGCGGGTCTCCCCGTGCTGGTGCGGCTGCTCAAGCAGTCCAAGCTGCCGGGAGACGCGAAATGAGCCTCGGCCCGATCAAGTATCTGACGATCCATTGTGCGGCGACGCCGGAGGGACGTGACGTCAAGGCGAGCTCGATCGAGCAGTGGGACATCGCCAAGTTCCACCAGAAGTCCTACCACTGGATTGTCGAGCTCGACGGCACGCAGCACCGCAGTCTCGAGGACGACCAGCTCGGCGCCCACGTGGCCAAGCGCAACACCGGCAACATCGGTGTCTGCTATGTCGGCGGGTGCGACGTGCACATGAACCCGAAGGACACGCGGACCGATGCGCAGAAGGCGGCGCTGCTCGATCTCGTGCAGCACTACCGGACGCTCTATCCGAATATCCGGGTTCTCGGTCATCGTGACTGGCCGCTGGTCACCAAGGCGTGCCCGAGTTTCTCGGTTGCGGAATGGCTAAGGAGTGAGGGGTGAAAACCAAAACTTGTCTCGGCTGTAAGCGCACGCTGGAGCTAAGTCATTTTCATATCTGTAGCAGGCAACGCGTTCAGTCACGGTGTCGGTCATGTCGTAGCGTCCAATCAGCTGAACGATATCGTAATGACGCGGAGTATCGTGACCGCATACACGAAAACCATTACCGTAATCGTTATGGTGCTAGCAGAGCCGAGATTTCTGCGTTGAAGGCAGCGCAAGGTAATAAGTGCCCCATCTGCCTCAACCTTCTGCAGGGAGGCCGGAAAGAGCATGTGGATCATTGCCATGGACAAGGAGGTGTTCGTGGCGTTCTTTGCTCAGAATGTAACACCGGTATAGGTAAGTTGAAGGACGATCCGACGCTGCTGCGCCGCGCGATTGGTTACCTAGAGCGCGGGCTATGACCCTCCGGCTGTTCGTCTTCTCGGTGATCTTGCTGCTGGCGTACATCGCCTACGCCGTCAGCGAGTATCGTGTTCGGCAGCAACAGCTGTTAATTACGCAGGCGGATTATTCGCGCTGCGTGACGATCCATAACGGGCCGCTGCGCGTGCCCAAGCAGATCAGTGGTCTCAGGAAGTCGGAGCTTAGCTGATGTTCGCCTCGATCGGTCTTTGGTTCGCCAAGTCGGCGCTGATGATGTCACCTGTCGGCGGAATGGTCCGCGGCGCCGGCGCTGTCATCGGCAAGCTGCCCAGGCAGTTCTGGTACGCGCTGATCGTCATCGCGATCGTCGCCGGCGGTTACTTCTGGGTCAAGCACCAGATCCACGCCGCGTACGATCGAGGCTACAAGGACGGCTACACCCAGGCGCGCAACGAGGACATCGCTGCGGCGGCCAAGCAGCGCGAGGCAGCCCTCGCGTGGAAGAAGCGGGCCGACGACGCCAACGAGACCATTCGCCAGAAGGAGCAGGCACTCCATGACCAGACTGTTGCAAGCAACCGCGCTCTCGCTGACGCTCTGCGCGTGCGCGTCCACAACGCCCAGGTTCAACCCGCAGGTGGAGGCGGCCAAGCTGTGCCCGGCGCTGCCGCAGCTGCCGACCGGCATAGTAGACCGCAGCCGCAAGCCGATGCTGCAGTGGCTGGAGGAGCAGCTGCCCCCCGCGTCTGCGTCGACGCCGGCAGGCTCATCGACTACGCCGAGCAGGCCGACAACGACCACGACGCGCTGATCCGCATCGAGGATGCGTGGCGCCAGTACCAGGCGAACCAGCCGCGTTGATTTTTGCTAATGCTGTTTACAAAATGAGGGTGCCGCGATGAAGATCATCGGTGCGCTGGAGGTTCCGTGCCGCCTGTGCGGTGCAGAAATTGGCGAGCGCTGCTCGTACATGTTTGGCCCTGGTGGCCGGCGTGGCCGGCAGTTCAGGTTTGGCCAGCATGTTGGGCGCATCCACGACGCTGGTGACGTTCAGCGAGCAGTGAACGCACTTCTGGACAACTGAAGGAGGAGATTATGACGCGTGCGTACGCCAACTCGACGAGTGAGGCCAAGGCTCGATGGCTGAGCCGCATGAAGGATCCTGACTATGTTCCTGCCGTGTATGAGCCAAAGCGCGAAAAGGAGCCCGGTTCCAAGTCGCTGATCCTCGGCCGGTGGATCGAGGAGAATTAGGGCTGTCCCATTATGAGCCGGTTTGCTAAAGTCGTGCGGGGGTGGATCATGCCTAACTCGCACAGTTTCGACGAGCAGGGTGCGCGCATGCGTATCGCGCAGCGGCAGTACAGCCTCTTCCGGGTAGATTATCGCTTGCAGGGCCTCGACCCCGACTGGATCGGCGCCCACGAGGTCAAGCCGGTGCGCTGCCAGTGCTGCGGTGAAGCGATCCCCTGGAACATCATCAAAGGATGGAGGGACTAGTGGCCGTCACGCTCGACACCGCCGACCAGCTCGACGCGCTCGGTGACCAGCTCAGTGCTGCAACGGGCCCCGACCCGGCGCTCGACGCACAGCTCTACAATCTGATCCTCGAGCCGATGCAGGTCATCCAGGGGCGTACGCCGGCCGCGGGGTTCAAGTACACCCTCAACGTCACCAACGCGCTGCAGCTCAGGGCCAAGGGCTGGTACATGCGCGGGCTGCTCGAGATCGGTCAGTCCAACGCACCGTTCGCCGGCTGCGGGTTTGAGCACATCGTCGATGGGAATGTGGTCGACGGCGCCAACGGGCAGGGCGCCTCGATCGGCCTCGCGGCATGCGCCGGTATCGCTCACTGCTGGGCGAAGATCATCCGGACCTATCTGGCGGCGCCGGCAGCCTGAACGCAAAAGCCCCGGCCAGTCCTCGGGGGGGTGGGTGAGGAGGGCCGGGGCTGCGTGACGACGTCTGATCCGCCGGTATCTGGGGGGATCGAAGCAAACCAGAGCGCCATACAAACTGGTCAGATTTGGGTTAGTTCCCAACTTTTTAGTCACGCCTGACGATCGTCATCATACTTGACCTAAGCAGGGATTACAACTTACATGCGTTAAACAACATGTGGGAGCCATCCATGCTTCGACTGCAGTCGAACGTACCTCTACCGAAAACCATCAGGCCAACCGCCCGCGGCCGGCGCCGGAAATACCCCTTCGAGCAGATGGAAGTGGGGCAGTTTTTCTTCGTCCCCGGCATCACCACGCAGCAGATCTACGGCCATGTGTGGAACACCGGCAAGCGGCTCGGGAAGACCTTCCGGACGCGGCTCTGCTACATGCGTGAGATCAAGGGCGAATGGCAGCCGTGCGAGGGCGACGAGAGTGGCGCAACATTAGGGGTGGGCGTCTGGAGAGTGTGATGGGCATCTTCAATAAGCGCAAAAGTTCAACTCAGGAAATGCTCGATAAGCTGGAGGACTTCATGGAAGGCGGCTGGGACGATACCTCATGGTCGTATGTGACAAATGCCCCCCTGCGGCGAACCACTCCCAAACCCCCACCCGATCCCATTGAAACCGCCACCGACGACGTGCTGATCCTCGAGCTGGTGAAGCGCGGTTACGCAGTGGCCAAGATGACGCCTGATGAGTTGGTGGCTGCCGCCAAATGATCTGGGACGACGCGCGCTTCAAAGCGTTCGATTTCGAGACCAGCGGCGTTCTTGAGGAATATGCGCTGCAGCCGTGGCGCTGTCCGTGGGATGCGTCGTGGGTGACGTCAGTGTGCCTGATCGGCATGGATGACGGCCGTCTCGTGCCGCAGGGCAGCGAACTGTTTTTCCATCGGCTGGACACGATCGCTCCTGAGCGTATGAGCTACGGCGAGATCAAGGCCAAGCTGCGCCATATCCTGCAGCAAGCTATCGACAACGACTGGGTGCTGATCACCTGGTTTGGCACGTTCGATATCAGCTGGTGCTTCGCCTACGGCCTTGGCGATCTGGCGCACAAGGTGAGGTGGCTCGACGGCATGCTGCTATGGCGCCACCGCTGGATCGAGCCCGAGTACGAGCTCGATCGCTCCAAGAAGAAGTCCTACAGCCTCAAGGCCGCGGTGCCGGAGTTCGCTCCGGTTGAGCACCATGGCTACGAAGACAATATCGACTTCCACTCGACCGACCCGATCGCGCTCCGCAACCTCCACCGCTACAACAACCGTGATGGCGTTTACACTTGGGCCTTCGCCAAGGTGCTGTGGGATGAACTGACCGAACGTCAGCGTGAGTGCGCCGTGACCGAGAGTGCGTGCTTGTCGATGATCGCCGAGGCCAACTACCGCGGGATGCCGGTCGACACGCTCTACGCACGCGAGCTCGCAGCCAAGCTAGAGAATGATGCCGCGGACCTGCTTGAGAAGCTCAGTCCGCACGGTGTCACCGAGAAGATCGTCCGCTCACCCGCGCAACTCGGGAGACTCTTGTTCGACGACTGGGGCCTGCCGGTGCTCAAGGAAAACACCGGCAAGAAAACGGGCAAAGTGTCCCGGGCAACCGACCAAGAGGTGCTGCATGAACTGGCTTTTGCCGATCAACGATGCGCTGATTTGCGCGCTTATCGTGAAGCTCTCAACAACCGCACGAAGTTCGCCGATACGCCGCTAGTGGCTGCCGATTACAACGGCGATGGCCGTGCTCGTCCTAGCGCTATTGTCTTTGGGACCTACTCGGGCCGGCTGACCTACGCGTCGTCGCAGGGCAAGGGCGTCAACCTCAAGCAGACCGGCTTCGCGCTCCACCAGGAGAAGCGCGGCAAGGACTACCGCTCGATCATCGTCGCGCCCGAGGGCTACTCTTTGCTGGAAGTCGACGCGGCAGGTCAGGAGTTCCGGTGGATGGCCGAGCTGTCGGGCGACCAGACCATGCGTCAGCTATGTATGCCGGGTGAAGATCCTCACTCGTACATGGGTTCAAGCATCGTCGGCCGCGAATATCGTGAGCTGCAGGCCGCAGCGAAGACCGACGATGCGCAGGCGTTTCACGATCGGTTCCTAGGTAAGTTCGCCAACCTGTCGGTGCATTTCCGCGTCGGTGCCAAGAAGCTGCGGTCGACTGCGCGGGTGAAGCACAATCTGCCGATGGAGCTGCCTGAAGCGCAGCGCATCATCGGGGTCTATAAGCAGCGCTATGTCCGAGTGCCGATCTACTGGGATCAGACAATTCAACTAGCCAAACGGCGCGGCTACGCTGAGACACTGGCCGGCCGGCGAGTGCAAATCCTTGGTAACTGGAATGGTGATCGTGCTTGGTCGATGGAGTCGACCGCTATCATTTACCCCATCCAAGGCACTGGCGCAGACCAGAAATATCTCGCTCTTGCCTTGCTCAAAGATTATATGATAGGCATCGGTGGATATTTCGCATGGGACCTACATGATGGGTTATACTGGTGGATACCAACGAGCAAGTTGGAGAAAGCAGCGGCAGACGCTTCGCGCATCCTTGCGAACCTGCCGTACCGAGATGCGTGGGGGTTCACCCCGAGCATTCCCCTCCCTTGGGACGCCAAAATTGGCCCTGGATGGGGACATTTGCGTGAGTGGAAGGAGTGAAACCGTGACGGTAGGAGAGAAGTTCATGCTTAATCAGAACGAAGGAAAGACCCGCCAGGCGCTGATGGGCGCCAAGCCGGGCAAGGAGCCGGGCGTCAAGAACGCCGCGACGGTCGGCTGGTTTAGGGAGTGCGTGCACCGGTCGCGCAACGAGATCTTCAGCGAGATCAAGACGGTCACGCCGGCGATGGCGGAGGTGCTGCTCAACCAGAACCATGACAACCGCAACATCAGGCCCGTGAAGCTCGACCAGCTGATCAGCGACATGCAGAACGGGCGCTGGGCGATGAACGGTGAGCCGCTCATCTTCGCCAAGGATGGGTCGCTCAACGACGGCCAGCACCGCCTGATGGCCTTGGTCCAGGCCAAGGTGCCGCTGCCAATGCTGTTCGTGTTCGGTGTCGAGCGGGAGACCCGCACCACGGTTGACCAGGGTGCCACACGTTCCCCGGGTGACTATCTCCACATGGGCGGCGTCGCCAACGGCGCGGTTGTCGCGGCGATCGCGCGGCTGCGCATCTCTTACGAGAAGGCCGACCGTGAAGTCCTCGGCGCTACCAACCGCATCACTGCCGCGGAGATCATGGAACGCGTCAAGAACGACCGGACGCTGGCGACGTCAGCGACCTACGCTAACCGGCACTCGGTGCGGACCAAGCGCATGTGCACGGCGACCGTCATCGGCTTCTGCCACAACGTGCTGCTGGCCGAGAATGCGACCGAGGGCCTCGCCTTCATGGACATGCTGTGCACCGGCGAGAACATTTCCCGCACGGACCCGGCGTTCCGCGCCCGCGAGAAGCTGATGAACATCGGCCGGACGTCCAACGCTGTGCGGGTCGAGATCATCTTCCGCGCGTGGAACGCGTACCGCGAGAAGCGCGGCATGACGACGATCCCCGTGCACGGCCGCCTGCCGGAGCTGGTGTGATGAAGCGCCAGACGCAGATCGAAGTGTACCCTGGCCGCCACGACAATGAGTGGTACTGGCGGCTGCGGCACAAGAACGGCCGCATCATGTGCGACGGCTCCGAGGCGTATTACAGCGCCTCTAACGCCAAGCGCGGTGCGCGGCGGACCGCTGGCACGCTGCTGATATCGTCGATCGTGTCGGTCGTGGCAAAGTACGGCAAAGGAGGCAACGGTGGCTGAGATCGCGTTCGTTCATAACCGCACCGGGCGGCGCTACCGCGTCGTCGCGTTCGACAAGGACGCCGGCAAGGTCAGGCTGATCGGCGAGCACAATGTCGAGTTCAGCGAGCCCTACTCGAAGGAGCGGTTTGCCGAGATGGGTTACACGCTGGAGGCGCAGTCATGACTATGCGGAGCATTCGCGCACGCATGGCGTGCGATAAGTGCGGACAGCAGTTTGACATCATCGTGCCGCCCGACGCCAATAACGACGGCCACGCCACGATTTTCGAGACCGTGCTCAACTCTTCGGATATTGCCGTTCGTGAAACCGGGAATGACCACGAGGAGTGGGGTGCGCACGAAGGTCAGCATTATGGCCCATGTTGCTGGCCGGAAATGTCCGAGAAGATTTTCATCCAGGAAATCCGGGATGGGGTCGTCACGAAGCAGCAGCTGACCGATTGGGATATGCTCGACGAGTACGGAAAATATGTCCCGCGGTTGCGGCTAGCGCCGCCGGTTTCTTCATGATAGCGTCCATGCGCTATTTCGGGGGGCTGGGGGTATGCCGTCGAGCAAGGGCTACGTTCGCGACTACAAGCGCGAATATGCGACCGCCAAGGCGCGGGGCGAAGTCGGCACCGGCCACAACTCGGGCTCGGCCGAACGCCACCGGCTGCGGCGCAAGGCGCTTCGTCTCGGCATGGTCAAGAAGGGTCAGGACGTCGACCACATCAAGCCGCTCAGCAAGGGCGGCGCCAACACCATCAAGAACGCGCGTGCTCGCTCTCCGCATGCCAACCGCGGTTTCCCGCGGCGATCTGACGGGAGCATGATCAGGAACAGCTAAGAGGAGCACCCCCCGGTGTTCGACAAGAAGTGTGACAAGTGCGGTGCGCCGGCGACGGTGAACCTGAACATGGACCGGTATCTGTGCAGCCAGCACGCCTTCGAGAAGGTGATGGAGGTGACCGGCGAGGAAGCGCGCAAGCTACGACTGAGGCCAGTGAAATGATCCCTTGGTACCTGCACATTGCTCTGCAGCTGATGGTCGTCACTGTGGCGATTGTTGGCATCCTGCGGTTGAAGCGCGAGAACGCTGACCTGCGCCAAGCGCTGGTGGCGAAACGTGTGCTGCTCGATCAAGACATTTACGCGATACCACCGGGAGTGATGGTGTCGAAGCCGCTCGCCGCTGGTGACACGCTGGATGTAAAATTTAGCGCTCCCGTTGTCCGTGTTCGGATTGAGCCGGACAGTGCTGCACGCATCAGTGTGACTGCGTTCGCATGACCCCGAAGCCCTGGTCCCACTCGGCGCTGGACGATTTCAAGAATTGTCCTCGTGCGTTCGCAGAAAAACGCGTGTTCAAGAGCGTTGTCGAGACCAAGGGTGAGGCGACCATCTGGGGCGAGCAGGTCCACAAGCATTTCGAGGAGTTCCTGACCGACGGCGTCGCGCTGCCGCCCGAGCTCGCGTGTCATGAGCCGTTCCTGCTGCGGTTGCTCGACCTTGAGGGCATGCGCTTCGTCGAGGAGAAGATCGCGCTCAACACGGCGGTGAAGCCCTGCGCCTTCTTCGGCGATGACGTGTGGTTCCGCGGCGTCATTGACTTTGGGGTGGTCAACGGTGAGTTCGCGCGGCTCGTAGATCACAAGACCGGCAAGCACCACACCAAGTTCGACCAGCTCAAGCTGTTCGCGCTGTGGACGTTCGAAGCCTATCCGACCGTCAATCAGGTGCGCTGCGAATATTACTGGACGCAGACGATGACGCTGGGCGGCGAGACCTACACCCGCGACCAGATATCGAAGCTGTGGGCGACGTTCATCCCCGACCTGAAGCAATATGCCGAGGCGTTCAAGACGGACACCTGGCAACCGCGCCAGAGCGGACTTTGTGGCGGATTTTGCCCTGTGACCGATTGCGAATTTTGGCGGCCTCGACGGAGGCGAGGATGATGGGGTGATGAATGAAGCACCAGGATCTGAGGACGCCTGAGCAGAAGTTCGACGACCTGCTTGCTGAGGGACTTTCACTCGACGATATCGCCTATCGGCTGGGCTGGGGCATGTACCGGGTGAAGCGACATTACCGCTCGCTGTGCGAGCAGATGGGGGAAGAGCCGGATGAAGATTAAGACCTACCGCGACGAGAAAGACGTCAAGCGCGAGATCAAGCGCCTGCTCGACAAATTCGGGTGGTTCTGGTGGATGCCGCCGGCCAACGGTTTCGGGAAGGCCGGAATCAGCGACATCAACACGATCAAGGACGGTGTCTTCATGGCGATCGAGGCCAAGTTCGGCTCGAACAAGCCGACGGTGATGCAGCGCGCGTTCCTCGAGAGCGTGCGCACCGCTGGTGGCTACGGCTTCGTCGTCAACGAGAAGAACATCGACGCGCTCGAGATATTCCTCACCGACTTCCAGGAGCAGACTGAGCTGGTCCGCACCAACCAGCAGATGAGCAACGAGGCTGGCGCCCGCATGGTCGACGCGCTGCGCGTGCTGATGGCGCTGGCATGAGACCCTCCAACGAGCGCGGGAGGCATGGCGCGCTCAAACCCTCGGGTGGTGAATGATAGTGATCACCCTTAAGCCGCAGCACCATTTCGCGAGTGCGGATGATGTTGCAAGTCTGCGACACGATGTCGCGTCACTCACACGCATGATAGGAAGACTTATGTCCCAAGTAGACGACCTGAACGCCATCCTCGCCGCCATCGCCAGCGACGTCACTGCGGTGCTCGACCAGGTGCGCTCCCTCGAGGAGCAGCTGACCACACTGCAGCAGACCACGCCGCCGCAGGTGGACCTGTCGGGCGCCATCGCCGCGGCGACCGCGATCCGCGAGCAGCTCGAAGCAACGAGCACCAGCGCGGGTGGCGACACGTCCGGCGGCGACACGAGCGGCACCGAGACCCCGCCGGCCGACGGTTCGGGCAGCACCGACCAGACGCCGTAACGGGTGGGAGGGGCGGTGATCGTTGGGACGCCGCCCCTCTTGACACAGGAACAAAGGAGTAGCATCATCCGTTTTACATCATAAGACCGGCTGTGAAATTTCACATAGCCGGTGAGGAGATGTTTAGGTTCTGATGATCGCCCACCATCCCGAAACAAACTCTCTACTACTACACGCGGACGATCCGTTTGCGCTGCGCGAGGTCCTGCCCAAGAGCAAGATCATCGACCACCCGCAGTACAACTTCGCCGCGCCGCTGACGCTCGAAAGCGCCAAGATCCTCCGCAACATGGGGTTCCAGGTGCCGGCGCCGGTGCGCTTCGATTACAGCTGGCCGGGCAAGTACCGGCCGTTCGCGCACCAGATCACGATGAGCGAGTTCCTGACGCTGCATCGGCGCGCGTTCAACCTCTCCGAGATGGGCACCGCCAAGACCAACGCCTCTCTGTGGGCCGCCGACTGGCTGATGAAGACCGGCAGGGTGCAGAGGGCGCTGATCCTCACACCTTTATCCACCGTCGAGCGTGTCTGGAAACAGGACATTTTCGACACGCTTATGCACAGGCGCTGCGCGATCGCCCACGGCACCCGCGAGAAGCGCCGGCAGGCACTGGCCGCCGACGTCGACTTCTACATCATGAACCATGACGGGCTCGGCATCGAGGAGTTTGTAAACGAGATTTACAAAAGGCCCGACATCAACCTGATCATCGTCGACGAAGCCTCGATGTTCCGCAACCACCAGACGCGCAAGTACAAGGCGCTGGCCAAGCTCGCCTCGCGGCAGGACGTCCGGCTGTGGCTGATGACCGGCACGCCGTGCCCCAATGACCCCACGGACGCGTGGGCGCTGGCGCGGCTGGTGTCCCCCGAGCGCGTGCCGAAGTTCTTCGGTGGCTTCAAGCGCCAGACGATGTACCAGGTGACGCAGTTCAAGTGGGTGCCCAACGCCCAGGCGCAGACGATCGCCTTCGCCGCGATGCAGCCTGCGGTGCGCTTCAAGAAGGCCGACTGTCTCGACCTGCCGCCGGTGACGACCCAGGACCGCCAGTGCGACCTGTCGAAGGAGCAGCGCAAGGCGTTCGACGAGCTCAAGACGACCATGCAGGCCGAAGCCGCGGCCGGCGAGAAGGTCACTGCGGTCAACGCCGCCGACAAGATCGGCAAGCTCCGCCAGATCCTCTGCGGCGCGATCAAGGTGGACGACGACTATGTGACGCTAGACCACGCGCCGAGATTAAACGTTTTGCTCGAGTGCATCGGTGAGGCGTCAGCCAAGGTGCTGGTGGTGGCGCCGTTCAAGGGCATCGTCCGCTCGCTCGAGCAGGAGATCAGCAAGCACTATTCTGTGGGTGTGCTCAACGGCGACGTCAGTCCGGGCGCGCGCGACCGCATCATCAAGGACTTCAAGTCCGGGCCCGATCCGCACGTACTACTATGCCACCCGAAGGTCATGAGCCACGGCCTCAACCTAACCGAGGCCGACACTTTGATCTTCTACGCGCCGATCTACTCCAACGATGAGTTCCAGCAGGTGACCGAGCGGTTCAACCGCGCCGGCCAGACGCGCAAGATGACGATCGTCAGGATGGCGTCGCACCCGATCGAGTGGGAGATCTACAAGCTGCTGGCCAACCGCCAGTCGACGCAGGATAGTATCCTCGACCTCTATAAGCAGGTGACGGAATGAGCGAACTAAAACCAGGCGACGTTGTTAGTTTCAGCCCTGCACTCATCCAAGGCATCGTGATCTCGAAGGACGGCCATCGTCACCTAGTGGAGCTGCTGCCGCCAGACACGCGGCCGTTGTCACATTACGTGCCTACGCAAGCACTCACCAAGATTGAGAACGAGAGTGAATGGAGCGACGCGGTTTGCGCACGCAAAGCCGAGCGGTCACTCCTTGGCTTGGATGGGCTGGTGACGGAATGAGCCGATACCATCCAGGTGAAATTATTCGGCGGCGCCACCAGTGGGGTGTGATCGTCAGCGATGGACTTCCGCCGCTTATTGACTGGTGGGATCAAGGTCACTGGTACACTCGTCGATGGTACGACTCGGAGATGGTCGTGATTAACCACGACTCTGTTGGTGTGCCTGATGCGGTGCTGGCGAGGGCCACAGCCATGCTGTTGGCGCACTCATGAGCTGTGATCGCTGCATACAGCTGGAGGCTGAGGTGCGTGAGCTTCGTAACGCACTGCAGGCGCGCGTCACCCTGGAGAAGGGTGAGCACTATCGCGTGACTAAGGTCATCCGGCGCAAACTGGTGGATGGGAAGTGGAAATGAACATCTCTATCGAGAAGATCAGCAACGGATACCTGGTCACGTTGGACGGCAAGAAGACCTTCTACGACGTGCCAGAGGCCATTTGCGGCGCCACCGCTGAGTGGGTGCTGGCGGAATGCAAGCGCCAGGAGGAGCCGCCATACGTCGACATTCACAAGGCCATAGCTGAGGCTGCCAAGCAACAAGCCGCATGTGGCGGCATCATCCCGACGCTCCCTTGGGTGCAGACCAGTTGACAGACACACAACGCATGATAAGAACGACCACTAATTAAGGACGTGACGATGGAGACCCTCGCGATGGACATCGACCTTGGTCAGGTGACCAAGGCGCACATCAACATCCGCGACGCGCGGACGGCGCTGCGCAAGCAGTATGACGAGGCTGATGCCGAGCTCAAGAAGGCGCAGGAGAAGCTGGAAAGCGTGATGCTCGACCACCTCAACAAGCACGGCATGGACAGCGTGCGCACCGAGGCCGGCACCTTCTATCGGCAGGAAGAGATCACGCCGTCGGCCGCGGACTGGAACGCGCTCTACGAGTGGATCAAGGACAACGATGCCTGGGACGCGCTCGAGCGCCGCATCAAGAAGACCTTCATCCGAGAGTATCAAGAGATGCACAGCGGCGGACTGCCGCCGGGGGTTTCAGTGTTTCGCGAACATATTGTCAGGGTACGGAGGAGCTGATGATCAGTGCGTACTATTTGCGGGAGTTGATCGAGCAGTTCGTTCCTCCCCCGCACAGTCGTTACCAGGAGGGCTATCTGGCGGCGCTGCAGGCGCTGTTGCGGGTGGCGGAGGCACAGTCATGACCTGCAAAGTCGAACGCGAGAACGGCGCGCTGAAGGCGATGCACTTCCACTGCGATGCCGAAGGCTGTGACGTCGTTGCCGATGACGATCTCATCGAGCGGTCCGGCGGGCTTCGCTACATGGGCTGGTGGGCTGCCGGCGGCAAACACTATTGCCCAACACATTTTGAATATGGGGGGAGGACAGCTTGGTAAACGGCGAAGTCGGCGGCAATGCCGCACAGCAGGATCTGACACGGTTCGTCGAACGGATCGAGGCGCTCAAGCAACAGCGTGCCGAGATCAACGAGGACATCCGCGACGTCAAGGTCGAGGCCAAAGCCAAGGGTTATGACCCGCGGACGATCGAGGCCGTGATCAAGGTGCGCGCGATGGGCAAGACCGTGTATCGGGAACAACGCGATTTGCTGGACACGTACCTTGCGGCGTTCGGCATTGATGACGACGAATAGGAAAGGGAGCCAGATGGCAAATGATCTTACACAGTTTCAGCCCGGCGCAGTGCCGGCACACGTCCAGAACTTCCTGGGCGGGCAGGAAGCCAACACCGCGATCGGCGGCATCACCGTCCCGAGCCTGAGCCCGCAGGGCAAGGTGTGGACGATCAGCCTCGACGGGCAGAAGACGCAGCTCCAGAAGCGCGACAACGATGGTGAGATGGTGCCGGTCGGCGTCATGCGCGTCGTCATTCTCGACTTCGCCAAGCGGCGCGGCCGCGCCTATTACGAGGGCGCGTACGACCCAGACAAGGAGAGCGCTCCTTTGTGCTGGTCGGACGACGGCATCACTCCCGACAACAGCTCAACCCAGCTGCAGTCGAAGAAGTGCGCCGAGTGCCCGAAGGCGGTCAAGGGCTCCAAGGTCACCGACCAGGGCAAGGCCACCGCGGCCTGCTCGCAGCACCGCATGCTGGCGCTGGTCCCGGCCAACAAGCTCGACTTCGCGCCGCTGCGCCTCAAGATCGCGATCACGTCGGACTTCGACAAGCAGAGCCCCAACGCCGCAGCCAACACCGCGGCCGGCTGGTTCGCCTTCTCGAACTATCTCGACTACCTCAAGAGCTCTGGTGTCACGCACACCGCGGCGGTGGTCACCAAGATGAAGTTCGACGCCGGCGCGACCTACCCCAAGATCCTGTTCGCGGCCGATCGCTGGCTGACGCCCGAGGAGCTGGCGGTGGTCGGTCCGCTGACCAAGGACGAGGAAGTTCAGAAGCTGCTCGGCGGCACCTGGACCCCGGCCGGTCCGGACGGCACGCTCAAGGACGACACCACGGCTGGTGCCGGCGAGGGTGTCGCTGCAACCGAGCAGCAGGTCACGACCGAGCAGGCAGCGACCGCGGACGAGGACGAGGGTGATGGCGAGATCATCATGGGCCTCGACGCTCCCGCTGCCGAGGAAACCCAGGCACCTGCCCAGGCAACCAAGCCGGCGCCGAAGGCGGCCAAAACCAACGCGGCCCCCAAGGCCGCTGCGGCTGAAGTCCAGCCCGAGGTCGCGACGGTCAAGGACCCCGCGCTCGCCGCCCTGCTCGCCGACTGGGGTAATGACTAACCCTTGATATCGACCATGGCTTAGAACATAGTCGTGCCCCCGCCCGATGATGGGGATCCTTGGGCGGGGGTGATGTTGGGGGTACCCCTGAATGACTCCTGTTGAGTTTTTGCGCGCCGTATGGCCGCGCACAGGCATCTATTGTCTGGCGACGCCGCGCTCGAGCGGCGCCTACCAGCATTGGACGTTCGACACGATCGACGAGGTCGCCAGTTACCTCGACAAGACCCTCGACCCGACCAGGGTCGACATCTATTTCAACATCCACTCCCTGCGCGAGAAGCAGGTCCCGCACAAAGACCCCGGGCTCGCCGCGCAGGGCCGCACCCAGGTGCGCGTCCAGCGCAACATGCTGGCGGCGCGGTGCTTCTTCTTCGACCTCGACATCGGCCCCGAGCCGCACAAGTACGACGACCAGGTCGAGGCGATCGCCGGATTGAGGGCGTTCATCAAGGCGACCGGCCTGCCGACACCACTGGTGGCGACGTCCGGCGGCGGCTTCCACGTCTACTGGCTGCTCAGCGACGACCTGCCGACCGAGGAGTGGCGGACCCACGCCACGCACCTGCGCCAGCTGGCGCAGCACTACGGCCTCAAGGCCGACCCTTCCCGAACCACCGACACTTCGTCAGTGCTGCGCGTCGTCGGCACCTTCAACCACAAGGACCGGCTCAACCCCAAGCCGGTCTACATCATGGCGCCGGGCACCGAGACCGCCACCGGCGTTTTTGTAAACCTCGTTAACAAAGCCATCATCGAGGCCGGGGTCCAGCCGCAAGAGGCGCCCAAGCTGCTGCAGGCCGAGAGCCAGCTCGGCGGCAACCTCGACATCGAGTACGACGGCCCGCGGCCGAAGATGATAGCGATATTCACCGCCTGCGCCCAGATGCGCCGGCTGGCCCTGGCCAAGGGGCTGTTCTCCGAACCCGAGTGGTATCACAGCGTGATCGGCGTCGGCCGCTTCACCGAGGGCGGCAACCGCGACATCCACAAGCTCTCCACCGGGCACCCGGGCTATTCGGAAAGTGCGTGCAACGCCAAGATCAAGCAGAGCGAGGGCGCCCAGAAGGGCCCCAGCAGCTGCGCCAGCGTCGCCTTCGCCTCCGCGATGGGTGACAGCCTGTGCGTTGGCTGCCCGCACCAGGGGCGCGTTTACGGGCCCATCCAGGCGGCGCTGAAGGTCGACGAGAAGCCTGCCCCCCAGGTTCAGCAGCTGGTTGCCGGCCAGACGGTCACGCTTCTCATCCCGCCGCCCCCCAAGCCCTTCGCCCGGACCAAGGACGGCATCGTCGTCACGGTCAAGAATGCCGATGGCTCCGAAGAGCACAACACGATCTACGACTACGACCTCTATCCGGTGCGCCGGCTAAGCAACGTGCAGGCCGAAACCGAGCAACACATCTGGCACGTCGAGCTGCCCAACGGGGAGTCGAAGAACTTCACGCTCGACGCCGACATGCTCTACGACCTGCGCAAGTTTGTAGTGGCGATTGCACACCAGGGGATCTATCCTCACAAAGGTCATTTACCTACATTGCAGGAGTATATGGTCGCCTACATCGCCCAGCTCCAGAAACTGGCCAGCGCCGACGCCCAGTGCAACCACCTGGGCTGGGCCGACGACCACTCGCAATTCATCCTGCCGGACAAGATCCTGCTCGCTGACGGCGGCGCCCGTCCGGCCCAGCTGAGCCTCGGCGCACAACGCGCGTCGGCCAACATTCACCAACGCGGCGACCTGACCAAGCAGGTTCAGCTGATGGAGTTCTACAACCATCACGCCTACCTGCCCAACCAGTTCTTCATCCTCGCCGGTCTCGCTGCCCCGATCTTCTACGCAACGGGCCACCATGGAGTGATCATCAATGCTAGCGGTGAAGCCGGAGCAAGTAAGAGTACTAGCCTTTATACTGCAGCTTCTTTCTGGGGCCAGCCTGAGCTATATCCTATTAACGGTACGAACAACGGTGCCACGGTTCGTGGTCGTAACGAGCGGGTCACTGTACTTGCTAACCTTCCTGTATGCGTTGATGAAATAACCCACATGCCGGTCAAGGACGCCGTCGACCTCGCGATGAGCATTACCCAGCCGGGGCACCGCATCCGGCTGCAGACCGACGGCACCGAGCGCGCACACCTGGGATCGTACAAGGCGACGATCATGCTGGCGACCGCCAACAACTCGCTGCACAGCGTGCTCAGCCACGACAACGCCCACGGCACCGCCGGCTCGATGCGCGTGTTCGAGATCCTGTTCAAAGCGACCAGCGTTCACGAGAAGTATGAAGCCGACGACTTCATGTTCCACCTGCGCCACAATTACGGGCACATCGGCGAGCAGTTCATGGCTTACGTCGTCCAGAACCTCGACGCCGTCGTGGCCCGCGTGCGCGCGGTGATGCGCGAGATCGACCAGGAGTGCAAAATCCAGTCGGCCGAACGCTTCTGGTCGGCGACGATCGCCGTCGTCCTGACCGCTGGGGAGATCGCCCGCCAGCTGGGGCTGCTGCCGTTCGATGTCGGGGCGCTCAAGCAGTGGGTGGTGAGCTACCAGGTGCCGCACATGCGCGGTGTCGTGATGAGCGAATATAGCGACCCGCTGTCGAGCCTCGCCGACTATCTCGAGACGATCAACAACAACATCATCGTGGTGCGCAAATACCAGGGGCAGGTTGCCGGGGTGAACATCGAGCGCCGGCCGCTCGGCGCCCTGCTCGCCCACTACGACCTCGACGACAACATGCTCTACGTCCTCAAGAAGGGCTTCAAGGACTATTGCGCGCGCACCGGCGCCAACGCGACGGCGATCATCAACGACCTGCACATCCCGCGTGACGGGGAGCGGATCGTGCCGCAGCGCGACACCCGCCGGGTGCTCGGCGCCGGCACCGAGTTCGCCAAGTCGCAGACCTGGTGCTTCGCGGTCAACATGAGCCATCAGGCGGTCTCGGGGACGGTCAACCTGACGGCGGTGACAGGGGGTGGGCAAGGAGCGGCGACAGACGGCCGTGCCAGCCTGCACGTCGTGCAGTGACGGCGCACGATCATATCTGCCCCCACTGCGGCTACGACCTTGTCAGGAACGGGCCGATCATCATCGACAACTGGTCGATGCTCGGGCCCGGTTACCCCCTCTGCTACATGGGTAAGCCAGTGCGCCTGACCAACGCCGAGTCCGAGATCGTCTACTCGCTGCTCAAGGCGTTCCCCAAGCATATCGAGCGCTGGGTGCTGCTCGAGCGCATCGGGTCCGACGCCGGCAGCATCAACCTGCTCGCGGTCTACATCAGCCGGATCAAGTCACGGCTGGAGCACGCCGGGCTACCGCTGCCGATCGCGACCGTATGGGGTCATGGGTACCGCTGGCTGAGGGAGGGGGAGATTGTCCAGACTAAAGCGGCTGTTGAGCCACGCATTGCATCGACGGCACAAAACCGCGGCGGGCGGCCGCGCAAGACCGGATCCTGAGTGGGCGGCGGGGTTCCAGTGAGGATCTGCGTCACCGGCGGCCGCACGTTCAATTATACCAGCTGGCTTCACGCCGGGCTCGACTTGCTGCACGAAGTGAGTGGCGGCATCAGCGAGATCATCGAGGGCGGCGCGGCCGGTGCCGATGTCCGCGCAGGCGAGTGGTCGGAGCGCAGGCTGGGCAAGAAGGCTACGGTGGTCAAGGCCGAATGGGAGAAGTACAGCGCTGGCCTCAAGCACGGCCAGAAGAACCCGGCCGGGATCATCCGCAACAACCAGATGGTGGCGATGAAGCCCGACATCGTGCTCGCCTGCCCCGGGGGCTCGGGCACCGCACACATGGTCGCAGCGTCGAAAAAGGCTGGATTGAAAGTGATCTTCCTTGAGAAGATGCCGATAGCGAAAGGCCCCGCAGATTACTCCGCAGGGCCCCCGATCCAACGTATCGGCGTAGCGGCTTAGCCGGTCGTCAGACGCTCGTTGGTCAGCTGGTTGTAGGTCGACCGGACCAGCTGCTGCATCTGGCTCTTGTCACCCGATGCCCAGATCTTGGGCGTGTCGCTCTGGCGGGACTGAACGATCAGCACGAACTCGTCACCATCGCGAACGGCGTTGCCGACCTGGATCGCCGGCGTGTTGAGGTTGGTGCTCTGCTCGTCGAGCTTGCTGAACGCGCTCGAACCAGTACCGGTGCTCTGGTTGTTACTCGTCATAGATGCTCCTCTCAGGCTGCCGCGACGGGGGTGCCGCGGCTTTGCCTGGAACGAGCTGTAGCACGATTAGTTCCCGTAGAGCAGGCCCAGCCGGAAGTTGTCGCCGATGCCGGCCAGTCGGTTGAGCTGGTCGAGCTGAGTCGTGCGACTGGTGGTGAAGCCGGTCTCAGCGCCGAGATTGCGTGCCTGAGCGCTGTTAAGGCCGATCGAGCTGCGCGCTAGCGGGGCGATGAACTTGGTGTTCTCGTCGGTGTTGGCGGCGTTCGCCTGCGCCAGCGCGGCCTGCGCCGCGGTCAAACCGATATTGGCCTTGCTCTCGGCCGGCAGGAGCCCGGCACGCACGGTGTCGAGCCCGGCCTGTGCATTGGCCTGGGTAACGAAGCCCTGCGCCCGCAGCGCGTCCGCGTTGGCGTTCTGCTGCAGCAGGTCGTATTTGCGGTTGAGGAAATAATTCCAGTCCATCCCCAGGCCCCCTTAGACACTCGCCGAGTAATTGTAATTGTGGCTCAGGCTCTCAGCATAGCTGAGCGACTGGCTCGAGTTGTAGCTCTCACTATAGCCGACTGCATTGCTGGTGGAAATGCTGGTCGACCAGTTGATCGCATTGAGCGCCGCGGCACCGAGCTGGGCCGAGACTTGGGCCCCGACCTTGGCCGCATCGAGCGCCAGGCTGCGCGTCGTCATGTAGAGCTCGGCGTTGGCCTTGGCGGCGTTGACGCCGATGTCGGACACGCGCTGGGCCTGGTCGATCGCCACCTGCCACTGTTTGGTCAGCGTCTCGTTGAACGAGGTGACTGCCGCGACCTCAGCCTTGTACTCGTCGGCCAGGCTCGAGTTGTAGGCGCTGATCGCCTGCGCCTTCGATGCCTCGCCCGACAGCTGGGCCTTGTAGCCTTCCCACAGCGAGATGTTGGCGTCGAGCCGGCCACGGTACGCGGCGATGCGCACATCGGCTTCCTTGGCGGCGGCGCCGACGCGGGCGGTGAACGCCTCGACCTGGCTCTGGTAGATCTTCTGCTTGGTGCCCTCGGCCTCGAGCGTCGCGCGGTAGCCTTCGACGCCGGCGGTGTAAGCGTTGACCTTGGCGACGTACGCCTGGATCTGCGCACCGTAGACGTCGATCTTGGTCTTCTCGATCTCGGCCTTGATGCGGATGCCCTCGATGCGCGCCTTGTAGATGTCGACAGCGCTCAGCGCCGCCTGGATCTGCGCCTGGTACTGGGCGACCAGTGCGGTGTTGATCTGGGCCTTGGCGGACTCCGCCTCGACCTGCGCCTTGTAGGCATCAACCAGCGCGATCTGGGCCTGCACCTGGGCGGTATAGATCTGCACCTTGACCTTGTAGGCATCGAGGAACGCGGCGTACGCCTGAACCTTGGCGTTGTAGATCGCGATACCGGCCTCGGTCGCGTACTTGGTGCTCTCGAACAGCCGCTGCTCCACGGCGTTCGAATAGTCCATGCACTTGCCCTCGAGCGCCACCGCGGCGTCGATGCGGTCCTTGGTCGCCTGGTAGGCCAGCTCGGCCTGCTTGATCATGATCTCGCGGGAAAGACCACGGTTGGCGTAATCACTCTCGGTGGTCAGCTTGAGCCGTGCATCGAGGTACGCACCAGGGGGCAGGGCGAAGCCCATCTCCTCCATCTTGTCGAGGTCTTTGAGCGCATCGGCGCGGGAGCGTGCCTCGCGTTCGCGACCACGGTCCCAAATGGCGTTCTCGACGTCGGCGTTGAGCCCGGTGCCACCGTTGACGATGGTGTCCTCGAGTGCGGTCTTGACCGCGGTCAGCAGCGACGAGGTGTACTGCGCACCCGGCACATATTCGCGGATCGAGGGCTCGACCGCGGTCAGAGTCAGCACATCGTCGTCGGGCGCGTCGGGCAGGGTAATCCCACCGAAGGTCGCGATGTTGAGCGACAGCAGGCTCGGCGGCGCCGGCAGGTCGACGACAAGATCAGGATCCTCGAACACCAGGTTGACGCCGGGGCTGTCCGGTGCAGCCTCGGAAAAGGCCGCAGGTGCGCTGCCGAAATTGAGCGTCGGCGGGTCGTCGTCGAACGGCTCGGGCATGACGTCGGTGACGTCAAGCACCTCGGTGAACGCCGGCGGCGCGTCGGGTGACGTCCAGACGATCGTCTGGAAGGTGGGCGGCGTGGACGTGATCTGGGGTGGTGCACTCGGACCGGTCGGGAACTCGGGGTCGATCACCGGCGGCGTCAGCGACGCGCTCAGCGTGCCCAGCGACAGCAGGTAAGCATTGGCCGCGTCGGTCTGCTCGTGCGCATAGGCCGAGATGCCGATCGGATCGCCCAGATAATTGGGATCGGCCGGCGGCACCGTCACCGGTGGATAGGCTGTCCAACCGCTCATTGATAATCCCCCCGAGGTCGATGCTACATTAAGTCGTCGGCGGCGTAAATCCGATCGAGCCGAACTTACGGTTGATGTTCAGCCGCCCGAGGTATGGCAACCCGTAGTGGTCGATCAGGGTGCTGTCCGGATCGGTCGTCGTGCTGATCGTCGCCGTGTCGTTGATCACCGCCGTCGGCACTGGATCGGGGTATACCGCACGCAGCTCCCATGCATTGAAGGCGAAGTCACTGGTGTGCGTCGAGTAAACCCAGTCGGGATCACCCTTGCCGACAAGACCTGCGATGATCATGTCGCAGGTAATGGTCTCTGCGTCGTCTGGCGTCGGAGCCGCAGTGTGCTCGAGATAAGGCGTGAAATAAATATTGTAACTAAGCTGCCCGTCGAGTGATGTCCACAAGTCACCTAGCGCATCAATCGCGGCTGGAGATCCACTCTGACCTGGATTAGAATACGAAATAGTTTCGGTCGCACTAAAGCAGCCAGTCACCCAGCCGTCCACACCATCTGCTCCGCTCACCGTATAATTCCACCACCCAGCAGCGGTGTGCCCATTAGCTGACTCTAGCGGATCTACATTATGGGCATCCGGGTCCCAATCACCGTCAATCGTCACAAGATCGTTACTTGCTGTGACAGTTACTGTAATGTCGCTGGCAGTGGGTGTAGCGGTAAATGTGATGTCAGTGAACGTGTCCTCAGTAATGTCAATGCGCTTGGTTGTGGTTAGCGCTGCGAAATCAGTTCTAGCCGCCCAGACTGCATTTTCTGTCCCCAGATAAAAGAACACCATGACATCACTACAGTCTGGTAAGCGAAATTGCAGGTTACCTCGAAGATGCCAGCCGGCGGTCACAAATGCGTCTGACGCAGGCGGCGGCGACGTGGGGTAGGACAGAACGTAAGTCAGCGGTAACCGCTTGACCTGATTGAAGCACATCCGTGCGCCGGTGATCTTGCCGTAGACGTCGATCAGCACCTCACCATCGGGATGCGCGGTCTTGAGGTCCACGCAGAGCGATCCTGCCGTGTAACCAGCATCGACGCTAAGCGGCGCGAGCGCGGTGAAGTGGGTCGGGTTGGGGAAGCTCATCGGCTTGTCGCCAATGCCGTTATCGCCTCCTGGATAGTAAGAAACACCGCGTGCTTCGGTCAGGTCGGGAGTAAGCGTCTGCAGCAGAGGCGCGATCTGGTACGCTGCGAAGATCGCATCCGACGGTGGATTGAGCACCTTGAAGTTGATGATCGCCCAATCCCACGGCTCGCCGGCGTGTTGCTTCAACTCTTCCAGTACGCTCCGATCGACTTGCAGCGTGAGCGTCTCCTGGCCGTACTGGTTGAGGTAGGTGGCTCGCGCCCCGGTCATCTCGATGTGCCGGCGCATCTGGTTCGTCGTCGACAGCGCGTACGCCTGTTGAGCCTTGCTATGGAACTGCTTGAGCTGACCGGCGAAATGCGCCGCGACCACGCGGAAAAGCGGTGTCCCCGTCGGCACCCCCTCGATGACCAGCTTGGTCGGCTGCTGGGTGACATTCGGGAAGAGCTCGGTGCCCTTCTGGGTGGGCAGCCAGAAACGCCGGCCGTTAGACACGGCGCTCGCTTACCAGCGGTACGAACTCCAGCGTGTCGAGATCGAAGTCCTGACCGGTGCTAATCAGCTCGAACGCGAAGTAGCGCGCGCGCAGACCCTTACCAAGCGTGATCTTGGTTGTCGCCATGTCCTTGGCCGATACCGCGTAAGTGTAGGTGTTGCCGTCGCCGGTCTCGAGCTTGAGCACATAATCACCGCCGCCGCGAACGGCGAGGTACGCGCCTTTGAACCCGGTGAGCTTGGTGCCGGCCCATTGCGCGAAGCCGCTCTTGATCTGGGCAACGATGTCCGCGCCGTCATCATCATCACCGGTAAGCGTGTAGAGGCCGTCGGCGCTCGCGCCGAGATAGACGTCGCCGAGCTTGGCGAAGCTGTTGAACGCGTAGTTGCTGTACTCGGTCGTGGCGCCGGTCCGGGTGTTGATCGCCCAGGTGGTGAAGCTGCCGTTCGGCGCGACATAGCCAGCTGCGATCTCGATGCCGTCGCTAATCGCGCCGTTGAACACCAGCTGCAGCGCGTCGTCAGCGTCAATGCCGACCGTGTCGGCCGCGGTCACACGCAAGATCAGCTGCGGCGCCACATTCTCGGCCACGCCGATCGTCTCGACGAGGATCCCGCCCTTGGACGCATAGCCGCTCAGTACTGGCGCGATGCCGATCCCCTCGGAGATGTCTCCGCCGAAGAACCGGCCGAGCACGCCGGCGACGCGGATCGTGTCCTCGATCGACCGCCCATAGAGCATCATCGGCGCCAGCGCTGGCTGAAGGCCCAAGCCTTCCAGCACCGTAATCGCCTGCTGCGCCTGCTGGGCGAGCTCCAAGCCAATGCCATCGGCCAGCGCTGCCGGTACGGCCGGATAAAGCCTGTCGGCAATACGTGCGACGTCAGTCGCGGTCAGCTGGTATGTGAAATTGGCTGTCTGCGCGAGCGCGAGCCTGACCCGCTCGACCACCACCATGCCGTAGAATACGTCCAGCGCTTCGCTGACGTCGATCTCATCGGTCACGGTGACCGGTCGTGCACGGACGTCAATCAAGCCGTAGGTCACACCGATCTGCTCGGTAAGCTCCGCGGTCTGCGGAACGACAGGCGTCGCGGCTCCTTCCGTGACGCCCATCAGTGGGATTGATGCGCCTAGACCAGCCACCTAATCCCCCCTTGCTTAGGCGTAGTGCGCGCCGAGAATTTCCACCGTGAAGTACGACTGAGCAGCAGTGATGTCGATGCTCGTGTCCGAGCTGACCTGCAGTCGCGCACGGAACGTATCGCCGCCGACGCAGAGCACCGGCGCCGTCTCGACCGAGACAACCGGGTTCGTTGTTGCGTTCGATGTCTTGGAAATGCCGTAGCCAGTGTACGATGACAGGTTGTTCTGCTGGATGTCGAGCGTCACCACGTCACCCGACGCGATATTATTGATTGCCACCTGGCAGCGAGCGCGCGCGTAGACGAAGCCAGGCAGATAGCTCGGGATGGTCAACAGAGTGTTGGCGCCGGAGCTCCAGAAGTTGTTGGTGTCGTGCGACTTCGAGTCCCATGTCAGCACCGTCGTCGATGTGTAGTTGGCCGCGGTCTGGTCAGCGCCCTTGGTGACCCATGCACCCTGCCACGACAAGGTGCGCGCCGAGATGATGAGGTGCACGCGCTTGTTGCCGGAGGTAAAATTCACCGCGCTACCGGTCGATGAGCGCATAACCGTCGTACGAGTCAGCGTGTTCGCTGCGCTGTAAGTGCCGACACCCAGCTCCCAGTCCCCGGTCGGGACGCCGTTCGTGTCGACCGCCTCGATCAGATACTCGAACGTGTCGCCGGTGCCGACCCAGTTGGTGATGGTGTCGAAACCGGTCAGCGCACCGGCAAGAGTGAAGTTGCCGGTGCCGGTGGACGTCGACGTGTCGCAGATGCGATCGACGAGCATTAGACGCTCGATGCGGTGAAGGTGTAGGTCAGCAGCAGCTGGTCACCCGAGACAACCGACTTGGAGCTCGAGAAGGCTGCGGCCGAAAACAAAGTTCCGGTCGTTGCGCTCTTGGCGCTCGCCGACGCCAGGAAGGCGCCGTAGATCGTCTTGGTCGCGTTGAAGGTGAAGGTCGCCTTGTTGGCTGAGTTGGTCGTCGACTGGCTGGACGCCGCCGCCTCATTGTACGCCTGCCGCGTGGTCTCGTCGTAGGCCGTGCACTCGGTCGAGGCCGACGTGATCGTCGCCGCGGTGACCGTCGCCACCGGCGTGTAGTTGCCCTCGAACACACCGAGATACCAGGTGGTGACCTGGGTCGAGCCGTGCAGCAGCACGTCGAGCAGGTGATTGAGGCCCTCGTTGACGACCAGGTTGTGGTCCTCGAACTCGTCGATGACCTTGCCGTCGCGGACGATCTGCCCCTGGAAGACGCCGCCAACCACCAGTCCCTGCTGCGGCATGAGGACGCCGCCAGCGGTCGGAATATAGTCCATGCTCAACCCCCCTATCGGTCCACGGCGCGAATAACCTCCGCCGAGACGTAGTCCCCAATGCGAGTATTAGCTGACGGACCCCCCGCGCTATCCATCGCAGCAACGTAACTTGTAACGCCTAAATCCTGTCGAAACAATCCCGCTGCTGATGTGCCAGTCGGCAATAGCAGTCGGTCTCGTGTGAGATTGAAGACCGTGCCCCCGTCGAAGCCGGCGAGCACGCCGTCGTCGCTCAGGCAAACGATCGCAGTGTCGGTCGGAACCGGGCTGTTGCGTGCCTGCGGGTGGACCAGCTCGGCCGGCATCGCGACCCCGGAACCGGGCAGCACCGCGCCCGTTGTCAGCTGCTGGAGCTTGAAGGAGCTGAGCACGCCTTGCAGGAAGTAAAGCCCCCCTGTCGTCCCGACGTACAGCCCGTCACCGACCGCCATCACCAGCGTGATGTCGTGCTCGAACTGCATGAAGCCGCCGGTGCGGTCGACAAAGTGGTAGCGCCACAGCTCGGTCGCCCACAGCGTCTTGCCCTGAGCGAGGTAGATGCGGCCCTTGTACGCCTCAATCTGAGTAGCCTTGGGTGGATCTCCGAGCAGCGTCCCGCCTACTTCACCGAGTGTCTCGGTCGGCGTGTAGACCGGTGACAGCCATGTGCCCTGGCCGGCTGTAGCCCCCCACGGGCCGACCGTCTCGGCCAGCGAGATTACGCCCGACGCATCGCGCGACGAGAAATAGACCTCGTCGTTGACCTCGGTGTAGCAGACTGGGGCGGCGCCGACATCGACACCGAGCGTGTAGAAAACGGGGCCAGGGCGGATGATACCAAGAGTACCGTCTTTGACGCCGTAAACCTTGCCTGCGAGCGGTCCCTTGACGCTGTGCCAGTCACCGGCAAGCGACAGGACGTATCCTCGACGGCGGCGAAGCTGACCCGCGTCATCGACATCGACATTGAGCGCCCTCTCCAGTTCGTCGGTCTTGAGCCGTTCAGGCGCGACAGTGTTCTTGAGCCCGCTGAACGCGCCCAGGATGACCGAGTCTGGCAGGTTGGGGTCGGGCGACTGCGGCACTAGTGAGTCCTGATCCGCAATACGACCGACTGGTCGTACGTACGCCCCAAGCTGGTCGTAACTCGATTGAGCAAAATGCACTTGGTATCGGTCGTGCCGCCGGACAACCACACAGTGGAAAGTCCGCTTACAGCGAAGCTACTGGAGTCGATAACAACATCGCCCTGCACGACAGACCAATCAGAACTGACCAGTTCTTCTGTAGCCTCAAGCCGAGGATTGACTGGGTCGTTCCAATCTAGCTGATAATCAAGGATCTCGTCCGTATCCTTAGACGGCCATGTCAGCATTTCATCCCCCCACTAAATGTGTAACATGCTAAGCTGCAGCATCCAAGCTAGGTACCGACGTATAGCGTTCGGGCACGATTGCCACAGATGCCTGTCGGTCCATGGGCTTCACCGAGACCTTTCGGCTCATCGGCTTCACCGCTACGTAACGCCGCGTCTCACCGACATCATCCACGCGCTCGGGTGGCGCAGTGTGGACAAATTGTAGTGCCTGCCAATTAGCCGCGCCGCGACCATGGCAAAAACCTTCTGCCTCGGCAATTGAGGTGCATGCTCCAATGGCTACGCCGAAGCCGCGCGCCAACGCGGCGCCGGTCGCATATACTTGACCCACAGCCAGAAGGTCGCCGACGGCTTGAGCTGTAAGCGCCGCATTGCTCGACACTTCGCTGAAGAAGCTAACCATGACGCCCCACGGGATGTCTCCCGACGCATGTGCCAAGCCGTCAGTTCGCGCGTCGACACTTCCGACGCCGCTCAGCGTACCGGTAATCTCGATGATTTTCTCGCTGACACCGAGTACGTCGCCGCTGGCCGCGCAGCTTCCAGTTGCTGCGGCGATCGAGCTACCGACAGCATCCAGTTCGCCGTGGCCCTGCGGAACGGTGAACACGCCAAGAACCGTGCCATCGGTGAAGGCTTGCAGCAGCCCATGTCCGTCGAGAGCGCCCGCAGACGCCAGGCGGAGAGCCGAGCCGGCCGTAAGCTGCCCTACCCCTGCCATTGTGCCTGCGGCTGAGACAATGGGTGCACCGCGGGCATTGATCGCGCCGACGCCGAAGAAAGTGGCCGAAGTCTGCAGGAATGCACGTCCGACAGCGGTCAGACCACCTGTACCGTTAGCGTGGCCGGCACTTAGAAGCGAGCCATCGGTAAAGCTGGTCAGGCCACCTAACCCGCTGGCTGAGCCCGCTGTTGAATTAATCGCACGACCGACGGCAATGATACCGCCATTGTCGTTCGACGCACCATTAGCACTAATGCGCCGTTTCTTGGCTTTACCCGTGGCTGCAACGATCCACGTGCCGCCAGCAGCAATGGAGCCCTGACCTGCCATCGTGCCACGAGCTGCGGCGATTGAGCCGCCGACAGCTGCTGCTGAGCCTACGCCTGCACTTGAACCAGCGCTTGCGTTCGTGATCGACGCGAAAGCAGCAAAGCGGAAGTTGACAATGATGCGCGAGAACGAGCCATTCTCGCCCTGCAGTGTGCCGACGCCGGTCAGCGTGCCTGCTCCAGCGCGGATGAGTGACCCATCACCAAGCAGCTGACCAGTGCCTGCAGCAGCGCCTGCACCGCTCGTAACCGCTGTTCCTGTAGCGCTAAGGTCTCCGCTAGCGCTTGTAGCGCCCACGCCCGAGAAGGTGCCAGCACCTATACCAGTGAGCTGACCAGTCCCGCTCGCACTACCGACTGCGCTGGAGGTGGAGATACTAATCCCGGCTAGTGTACCTGCACCGGTAGCCGCACAAACACCGCTGCTCGTGGACACGCCAGTGGCGCTGCACGCTCCAACACCAGCATAGGCGCCAACGCTAGCAGCGATCCCGCCACCGACTGCCGCTAATGAGCCGGTGCCTGCAAGCGCACCGACACCGCTATAAATGCCTACTCCGACCCCGGCCAGACTACCTGTCCCAGACGCGCTTCCGGTCGAGCCCGTGGGTACGACATCACCAACAGCAGCGATCCCACCTGTTCCGCGAAGGTCGCCAATGCTGCCCAGCTCGATCCACGCACCAACTTCCAGCTTGGAAACGCCAAGACCAGCGCCCGGATCTAGCCACGCGCCGACTTCCAGCTTCGAAACCGATACGCCTGCGCCAGGCTCCAGCCACGCACCGGTCTCTAGCTTGCTAACCTGAAATCCGGCGCTCGGGGTCGCGCTGGCGATCTGCACCTGAAACTGGACCCACGCCGCATTGCCGGCAGTGATACTGATCGCTCCCGACGCAGTGCCACTGGTCGCGATCGACTGTTCGCCCCACACATGCCGGGTCGCACTCGTTGCCGAACCTGCGTCGCTATCTTCTGTCCATCCTGTTGGGGTAGCTGCCGCAGTATTGGCAGCGCACGCATCGACATAGACCGCGAGCACGTTGTTGGCAGTGGTATTGCCGCCGGTGCTAGTATGCGTTGAGGTCGTACCGCTGCCGACCGACCCGAGCAGCGAGACGCCTGACGTGGAGATCGTATTAGCTGGATCGGTGTAATAGAAAATTTGCGCGGAACAGGCGACAGAGCCTGTCCACGTGAACACCGGTGCCGAGCTACCTTGCGCTGCCTTCCATAACGACGCCGTGAAGCTGGCACCGCTATTAGTCTGGTTGACCTTGGTCCAGCCGCTGGTCGACGTTGCGTGGGTGCCGTTATTCTTGCTGACGCAAATGGCCAGGAGAAGTCCGTTGCCGTTGGTGTCGACGGCAGGAAGGGACGGTGTAATCGTCGCCGCGCCAGCCGACGTAGCGAATGTGCCAATCGTGCGGCCGACCGCGCCGGCCACGATTACGCTGCCTCTATATAGGACTCAGCCGAGTTTAAGCCGGATTGGGTGAACGCCACGCCTGTCGCGGGGTCCAGCGGAATGATGTTGATGCGCGGCTCGTACCCGCTGGTGAAGCTCTTGCCTGAGCCAGAGTTGGACGAGGACCCGGACTTGACCCCGAGCTTGCCATCCGCGACGACACCGCCGCTCACCCGGCCGCGGGCAGCAATGACCATTGCCGCGATGCTGAAGGCTGATGGTACAGTGAACGTCGCATGGGTCTGACCCATCTTGTTGCCGACCGTCGACACCAGCTCAGCTGTCGACTCGTCCAGCACCGTCTCATTGATGTCGGTGTAAGCGCCGGTGCCGCCAGTGTTCGTGGCGCTGTTGCCGTTCAGCGCCGACTGCGCATAGTGCGCGTCTTTGATGTCATAGTCCGCGGCCATGATCTGCGAGTAATTTTCTGGGTTCCCGCCAGCCACGATACTGTATGCGCGAATTGAGGTCACGGTCGTGCCGCCGCCGCTCCATCCTGATCCAGAGTCGCGCAAGGTTCCGCCGACATAGGCTTCAAACGAGGAGCCAAGCACCACCTTACACACGACCTCATTCAAGGTGTTAGTTGACATCGTCCACGTCGAGCCAGTGTTCGTCCAGGCCGAGCTGTTCCAATACTGAGCCTGGTACGTCGTCGAAGCTGTACCGATGATGCGAAATACACCGGTTGATCCGTTGAGGAGGGTTGGCCCTACCCCTGACATGGTTGAGCCACTATTCCACGCGGAAAATTTGAACCAGATCGTACCGGTTGCGCTGACGGCAAATTGCGGCGTCTCGATATAGTCCGTGGCGTTGCCTGTCATGGCAATCGAGTTGGCCACGTACGTGGAGTCGTGGCGACCAGCCGTTGTTGCCTCGGTAATCGCGGTAGACGATCGGTAGAACGCTGCGAGACTGTTGCCGGCGAAATAACGGTTGGCCATGGCTAACCTCCCAACAGCTGGCGGTAGGTCCGCTCCCGAGCCTCGAACATGCGCTGCTGGACATGCTCAGAGTCCTTCAGCTTGCCGTCAGCCTCGGCCTCCAGCACGGCGTGCTCCATCGCCCCGCGCACCTCCGCGATCACCGGCTTCAGGAACTCGTTCTTGGTGTTGACTGAGATGCCGACAGCCGAGACGACCACCGGGTACATGCGCTCCGCGCGCGGACGCAGCTCATCTGGGAGACCAGACGGCAGAGCGCGCTCTGTCAGCCATGCGTGGGAGTAAGCGCGTTTCCTGAAGCTGATGCTCTCCGCCGTCGTGCGCGCATGGTGCATGACGATCTCAGCATCCTCACGCGTCTCAGGCTGCGGTAGGTGTGGTGCGGCCATCGCCCACGCACCTCGCAGTGCATCGACGTCGCCAGCTTCCAGCAATGTTCGAAATTCAGCTCCCCCCTGCATCGACCCCTCTATAACGGTACAGTGATGATGTTTCTCGAACCGCACTCCCCACAACACATTACCACGTTCTTTCCATACTTGCTTTGCCGGAGTTGTAAATTTTCTAATCGGTTATCACTTCTATCACCGTTAATGTGATGCACTGTTTCAGACGATCGTAATGGACGCCCAAGGCTGCGCGCCATCACGAGCCGATGATCAAGTACGTATCCTTGATGTGTGCGCATAGACGCCAATGGGTCATCAGGTGATATCCACACCCGATAATAGCCTTGTCCGGCGTCAAGCCTCCCGCCTTTCCACTGACTGTGACCAGGTCCAGACCCTTGCCACTGTCGTCGCTGAACACCTGCTGCGCGTAAACGACGTGCAGCCCATTGATGCGATTGCCCGAAATGCGTGCCAATTTCTCTTAACGATTTACCGCTCGCGTACAGCTTAACCACATCAGCTATCCTGTCCATTAGCCTGCGATATGCAGTCACACCAAATTAATCAAGTGTGATGGCAGTTGCAGTCGTTAGACGTGGTGTAACTCCGTTACCGGTGACGATGTTCGGAGTTACAGTGCCGGAGAACAGGATTGCCGCGGCGCCGCCACCGGTCTTACCCGTCGAACAGTGCGTAACCGTGCCAGAGCCGCCTGTGCCCTGGGCGAAGTCGATGTTCGCAGCCGGCGAAACACTACCGGCAGATACCGTCCACCCTACGTTCGTGCGCGCGACACTCGCGCGCGCATAGCTCGTGTAGGTGACCTCGCTGGTCGACATATCACCGGTGTCGCCTGGGTCAGCCGTATGAAGCCCAACCGCGATGTTCGTCTGCGGCGTGCTAGCTGCATTGTCCGCGTAATTGCCCCACGCGGTCGCCGCGAAGATCAAATTGAGGATCGCGTTCTCGGTCGTGTTTGAAATCGACATTTTCAGTCCCCCCTATACGATTAGTATCTTATGGCCTGCTGACCGGCAATATCCTTGATGTCGACGCCCAACGGCAGACCAAGAGCCTGGGCGCGTGCCTGTGCGCGCATTCGCTGCCGGATACTGCCCTCGACCGACGGCATCACCGCGAACGCCGGATTGGCGCTGTCGAACTTCTGAACCTGACCGAACAAGTCACGTGCGTTATCCTGGTCGCCGCTGATGAGCGCGTCCGCAAGCTGGCTGCGCAGGTTCGATGCCTGCCGCGTCAACTGGTCCTTGCGCACGCCGGCGTCGCGCTTGCGCTCGCGATAATAAGCCAGATCCGCCGGCGCGAAACCGAGCGCTTGGGTCAGGATGGCGTTGGTCGACGGGGTCGAGATCGGCAGCTGCTTGCCGTTGCCGTCGACATAGCCCTTTTCGGTCATGCGGTACGACTTCACCAGGCTGCCGAGACCGACCGGGAGCAGCTGCGCCATGCCGTCGATGACGTTACCGTCCATGATCGCTTCACCGCCCTGCAGCGCCTGCGAGGCGAAGCTCGCCGGAGCGCCCCAGCTGCGCACCGCCAGGTCCTTGACCCGGTCCTTGAGCGCACGACGGTCGGAAATGAACTTGGAGAACGGGAAAATGTCCTGCTCGCCGACACGCTGCGAGATGTCGACCCCGATCGCCCGCGGCGCCCCCTTGGCGATCACTTCCTCGATGTCATGGCCGAACAGGTCGGTCAGCCAGCTGCGGTACGCCGCCTGGATGTTGCTCGGCTGACCATCGTCATCGCCGAGATCCTTGAGCTTGTCGAACGCCGCGGCAAACAGCGTCGCGAACGGCAGGCCGAGCGAGCCGGCGAACACCGTCGTCGCCGCTACATGGGCGAGCAGGAACTTGCGCGCTTCGGAGCGCAGCTTGGGATCGTCACCGGCGATCGCCGTGTGCATGTCGAGATAGAGCCGCTGCACCAGCTGTGAGGTATAGGTCATGAACTGGGTAGCGAGCGGAGTGTAAGCGCCGAACACGCCACGCTTGCCGAACATGCGGCCCTGCATGTCCTGGGCGTAGTTCCACAGCGTGTCTTCGATGAACGGTGCCGCTGCCTGCGCTGCGTCATACGGGCTGAGCTCGGAGTTGAGCTTATAGTGCGCGAGCGCGGTCAGCACGCGGCTGAAGGTCTCGGCATAGTAGCCCGGCGCCGATGCAAAGCGCTGAGCTTGCGCCAGACCGAGGGGGCTTTCCTCGCTGCCATCGACTGCGCGCGTCAGCTCGCGGTTCGGACCGCCGATGTCGAGCTGGCCGGTGTTGGCGAGGTGCATCAGATATTCCGCGGTCGACTTGCCGACGCCGGCGCGCTGCAGTGCACCAAGGCTGATCACTGCATCGAACGACCGTGCAGCGCTGATGTCGTAGCCGTCCTTAAACACCTGGCGCATGATCGCGAGGGCCTGGCTGGTTGAGCCGGACATCGCCTTGGCCGCCTTGACGAACCCGTACTTGGCTCCGAGCCGCGGGTAGACCAGCTGGGGGATCTGGACCACCTGCATGGCCACGAACGCCGGTGACAGGCCCAGCGCCCATGTGTTGGTCGCCTGACGCACCGCGTCGATCACCGGAGTGCGCTCGACCATCGGCCGCTCGGCATCGCGCCGGCTAAGCTCGTCGACCACTTCGGTCATGCCGTTGCGGGTGTTGATGTCGGTCTTGTCGAGCGACGAACCCTGCGCTCGATCGACTGCCAGCCGCATCTTGCCGAACGCCTCGGTGATCTTTGGCGCCACCGCCATGCCGACATGCGCGTCGATGCCGATCTTCTGGCGGTCGAAGAAGCTGTCGAACATGTTGGGGTCGAAGCCCGGCACCGCGTTGCGCTGGGTCATCACCTTGCTCAGCGAGTTGTCAGGCATGATGTCGAGCGCCGCGGTGCGCGCGGTGTCGATCAGGCGCTTCTTGTCGGCGGCGTTGAGCGTGTCATCACCCTCGATGCGCTGAATGTAGCTGTTGAGCCAGCGCGGTCCGAACGAGCTGCGGATGCGACTGTCGTCACGCTTGCCTGACTGGATCGCATGCTCGACTTTGCCGGTCGATGCGTCCTTCGCGTCACGGCGCACCACGCCCATTTTCTGCAGCCGCTCGGCCGCTTCGAGCAGGTTGCGCTGCGCCACCTCGTCCTTGACCCGGATGTAGATGTGGTCCTGGTTGCTCTCGCTCGAGATGACCCGGCCAAACTCGGCCAGGTGCTCCGCGGCCGCGGCCAGCGCTTTGGGATCGACGCTGCCATCGGTCAGCGTGCGCAGCTTCATGTCGACGAAATACTCGCCGTCGCGGCCGAGGTGGAAATAGGGCACGTCTTCCAGCCGCTTGAGCAGCGCGCTGAGATCCTGGGCGCCGGTCTCGAGCCGTGCGATGTGATCGGTCAGTTCGCTGCGCTCGCGGCCCTTCATGCTGTCGGCCTTCTGCTTCTGGGCCGAGAGGAAGGTGTTGAGCGCGTTGATGCGGTCGATGATCGCCTGGCGCCAGAAGTTGCGCGTGCCCTGGATGTCCATCTCCTCGGACGCCGCCTTGGCCATGAACTCGTCCATCGGCGCCGTCTTGAACGCCGGGATCAGATTGCCGCTGATCTTGTCGGCCGTGACGTCGAGATGCAGGCCGGTCGCCTTCGGCGCCAGGATCGCGATGTCGTTGAGCGCGCGCAGGTCGTGATAGACTTGGAGGTTGTTGGTGCTCGACAGCGAGCGCACTTTCGACGCTGCGTCACGCAGAATGCTCTTGAGGTTCGCCGCGTTCTTGGCAGTGCGCACTTCCTCGGACTGCTTGTCCCACCCGCGCAGCGGATTGAGGCCGTACTGGCTGAGCTGCATCAGCTGGTTGATCGCTTCATGCGCCTTGGGGTTGGTGCGCTTCAGCCGGTCGACGGTGTCCTTGGCTTCGGTCACCGGCTGCGACATGCGCGAACTCATCGCGTGTTTGCTGTTCATCGCCGCACGGCGCTCAACCACGCCGTTGCCCTCGGGGATCGTGAACTGCGGAGCATAATGCTCCTCGATCGCCTTCTCGCCGGCCCAGCCGAGCGCGAAGCGCCGCACCTTGCCGCGCACACCGTCGGTGTTGACGGTGCTCTCTGCGGCACCGATCGCACTCCGGACAGTCTCACCGACACGCTCGCTAAGCGCAACAGGGGAACTCACATCCTGCTGTTTGCCAATTTCCTGTCCAGAGATGATTGCAGCATGCGCCTGCGCCAAGATCGCCTGAACCTCAGCCCCGGTGTAGGCCAGGTTAAAGCCCAGCTTACGGCCGAACTCACGCACCAAATGCGTGAGTTTTTCCCACACAGTCGCACTGACAACACCCTGCTCAGACCCTTCTGCAAGGATCTCTTCCACGGCGTTGCGCTGACGCTCAGCGACTGGCCGGTCTGCCCACTTGCCGGTCGCATCGAGATACTCGTCAGCAACCGCTCGCATGCCGGCGTTGGTGCGATAAATATTGCCCAGCAGTGCATCTAGGCGCTCACCAAAGGCGGCCTGCAGGCCGCGGTGTCCTAGCAGCTCGTGGTAAACCGTTGCCTTCACATCTTCAGGCGAGCTGTGGTTTCCGGCGATGATGTGCATCGTGTCTGCTGCAGGATCATAGACGCCCTTGACTGTATCGCTCGACAGCCGCGCGCGGATCGCGTCCGGCACGTTGTCGATGTTGTCGTACACAATCGTGCTGGTGCCAGAGCGCCACTTGCCGGTAATCGCTCCAATCGTCGACTTGGCGTCCGCCGCAGTGACACCTGATGCGGTCGCTTCACCGACACGCTCCTTGGCGCGCCCTGGTAGTCCTGCCACGACATCGTCGTACTTGCCCTGCTGCAGCTTAGACGTAAGATCAATGAAGTCGCGCTGGGTGATATCGCCGGATTGGAACGCTCCGCGCACCTCATTTTTCAGCAGCAAGTGCTTCTGCGCCAACGAGGTTGCCTCGCGCTTTTGCGCACCGCTGCGCAGTGCTTGCTCAGCGCGTGCGGTCTGCGCTGCTTCGCGGTTCATGCGCGCCTGCGCCATCGCTGTGCTCGGCAGCACCTCGACACCCTTGAACGGCTCGCTCGGCTTGGCCGCGGGTTGCTGAAACAGCGGCTTGCCTTCGCGCACCTGCTGCACCGCGTCGATCACTTCGCGCGACGGAGCGCCGTCGCGAACCATCTGCTTAAGCTGTGCAATCTCGCTCGGCTTGAGCGACGCCGACACGCCGAGGCTGTCGACCACCTTGTTGAGCACCTGCTGGCGGCTCTGCTCACCGCTGACGTTGACGGTCGTCGCCAGCGTTGTCGGAGTGCCGCGGAGCTTGCCCGTCGCGCCTTCGGTGAACTCGGGAGCAGCAACCTTCGGGATCGCCCACTCGTGGCCGGCCATGTACGCCTTGGCCTGCTCGGGCGTCATCGACGCCGGCACCTTGTCGACCGACGATGCGCGGGCGCCGCGTTCGAACGCCGCCGCCTGACCGCTGAACCCGTTCTCAACCGCGCCCTGGACCGCTTCCTCGGTCGGGATCGTGGCGCGGCCGACCTTCTGGCCGAGCGGCGTGAGCTGGAGCTTGTCGTCGAGAATACCCAACCGCTGGCCGAGCGTCTCGAGCCCGTCGCGCGTGCCCTGCTCCTGCGGCCCTTCGCCACCGAGCGCCTTGTAGACCGCGGTCAGTCCCTCCCGGGCGTTGCCCGGGTTCATCTCGCGCAGCGCGTTGACCGCCGTACCTGGCAGACCCTTGAGCGCTGCCTGCCACTTGGCCGCAAAAGCAGGATCACCCCCTCCCTCGTTGGCCGGTGCCGCCGGCGCAGTGGTTGTCGTTGAAATGTCGGCTACGGGGGTACTGGCTCCGGTTTCTGCTTGAACTCGCGATTGCGAGGCTTCCACCGGCGCTGCTGCATCTAGGTCCACCCCTGCTTGCTTGAGCCTGTCCACCAAAGCGAGATCGCCCTGCGCGACCGCCTTGCGGTTGTACCGCTCGCGGGCGATGGCAACGACGTCGTCGAGCGTCTTGGCGCCGGCATAAGCGCGGCGCGTCGTGATGCCCTTGAGCAGATCTGCGATGTCGGTGTTCGTCGAGACGGGAGCACCGGTATTGCTGGCCGCCCCCCCGATGCTGGTCAGATTGGGCTCAACCGTCTCGACTGCCGGTTGATTTACATTATCAACCCTTGCGAAACCATTACGCAGCTGCAACTCCTGATCGACCAGATCGAGGATGTTGGCATGCTCGTCGCTGAGCTGGGGCTTGTTGAGCAGCGCGTTCTGGGCCGACTGCAGCTCCTCGATCGTGCTGTTGCGGAACGGGCGTGACGTATCGTCCGGCTGCTGGGAAGCGAGATAGCTGTCGTTGGCCGTAGTCGCGCGCGCCTCACCCGTCGGCGACACCTGCACCACGTCGTTGGGGCCGACACCACCGCTGGTCTGACCCGGTGCCGGGAGACCGAGCACCTGGTCGACAATGCCCTTGATGTCGTCAGTCTGCAGATCCGCAGCCGGAACCTCCTTGACCGCGCGCAAGGTCTGCTCGTGTGGCTGACCGCCAAGAGCCGCGGCGCCGCCACCAAAGACACCGCCCACCGCGCCGCCGGTGACCGCGGCAGTGACGATGTTCGACAGTTTCTGCTGTGTCGTCAGGTCGGGTCGGAACGACTGCTCCATTGCCGTCTGGACGCCCTCCTGGACGACCTCCGAGGCCGAACCGACCAGACCCGCCGTGATCGCCCGCTTGGCGATACCGCCCTTGAGGCCCTGCTTGAACAGTCCGGCCACTTCGGCCGGCTCGACCGCATCGAGCGCCGCATAGAACGGCGACATGACCGCAGCGCGCACCGCGTCGGCATGGGTAGCGCCGTTCGGCTGGTTCTGCGCCTCCTGGTACATCTGGCCGAACGCCAGCGGGGTACCAACGACCTCGGCGCCGAGCGCGGTCTGGGCGAAATTCTTGCCGGCCTCAAGGGCCGCTGCCTGGGCAGCCTCATCCATACCGGCACGCAGGCCACCGCCGCCGAGCACCTTGGGGACGCGCGCAGCGACGCTCTGCAGCGCTTCAGGGGCCTCGACACCGGCCCGCGCCAGTCCACGCCCGCCGAGGATGTACGCCGCCATGAGCGGCACCTGCTTGGCCGCCTGGTACTCGAGCCACGGCACAACGCCAGGGCCACCCTGTGTGAACGGCAGCTGCTCGAGATCGGGCCGGCTGTAGCTCGGCGCTGCCGCCGCGGTGTAATCCTGGATCCCGCGGCCGACATTCTCGATCCCGGGTGAACCGAACAGCTTGCCTGCACCGGCCACCGCGGCGCCGGTCGAGCCGCCGAGCACGTCGAGCACACCGCGCACCACGCCCGAGGTAATCGGGCCATGCGCCGGCTGCTCCGGCGCCGCTGGGTTGAGCGTCGGAAGAAGGTCTGGGTCGAGTGGAAGCAACCCAGGCTGAGCCATCAGTAACCGGACTCCTGCGCCGCGGCGCGTCGAGCATCCTCGATCTGTTGCGCGGTCATCAGGTCAAGCGGGTTCTGGCCGAGCACCGAAAGCATGTCCTGGCGCTGCTGCATGATCGCCTGGTTCTGCAGTGCCTGGGCGCGCGCGATGTCGCCGGCGGCCTTGGCCTGCTGCGACTGGGTAATCAGCGCATTGTAACCAGCGTTGCTCGAGCTCATCAGCGCCTGCGCGGCGACGTCCTTGTAGGTCGCTGGATGCCGCATCTCGGGCGACGTCTTGGACACGAAGTCGCCGATCGCGCCGAGCTGGTTGAGGCTGATCTTGCCGCCCTGTGCCGCGGCCACCTGGCCGATCAGCGCATCGAGCGGGCTGAGTTTCTCAGGGGCTGCAGGTGCGGCCGCCTTCGGCTGAGCCTTGGCTTGCGATTGCGCCTTGGGCTGCGCGGCAGGTTTTGCTGCGCCGGCCGAACTCGTCGCCGAGCCGCCATAGTCAGCCAAAGCTGCGAGTGGACCGCCAACCAGTGCGGCGCCGGTCAGGAATGGATGCGCCTTGACCGCAGCCGCGACGTTCTGGCCGACCGCGCCGGTGACCGTCGGCACTTCACCGAGGCCAAGCCGCGAGTAGAAATTGGCGCGGCCAGGATTGACGAAGCCCATGACCGCTCGCTCTGCCGCCGGCGCAGCCTCGGCGATGCGCGGCACGGCACGAACCGCCGCCGGTGCGGCGCGCACGGCCTTGATCCCGCTCGAGATGACGCCGCCCGGTGCGAAGAAACCGGCGACGTTGGCGACCGAGCCGCCGAAGCCCTGATTGGCTTTGGACTGCGCCACCTGCGCGTCGGTCGCATCCGCGACCCGCGGGTCGCCGAACTGGCGCTGGGCCCACTCGGGGATGCCGGCGCCAGCAGAATGTAGGTAGACACGCGCGAGATCCGCAGCGTCCTGAAGCACCCCCATTTAAGCCCCCCAGCTCCATCCGCCCTGCCCAAACCCCCAAGGTTGGGGCGAAAACAGCTTACGCATTACCAGATTTTTTGCTTCGGCAACATGGCTTTCGAACGACTGGCGATACGCTTCTGCGCGTGCCGGGTTGCCGGCATCGACATCGGCGATGCGCAGCGCGAGATAAGCCGCGTAGTCGAGCATCTCGATATGATGATCGGACGGCACCTCGGGCACTGCGGAGAGATTGTTGATGGTCAGCTCGTCGAGCGGCCGGCGCACCACGCGCAGCTTGATCAGCGTCCCGTCGGCCGCGTCGTCCGGTACCGGGAAGATGCGCATCGACACCGTGCTCGTGGTGCCCTCGTCGTCGTAGACCACCTGCTCGTCGGTGCTGTAAGCCAGCGGTGCGCCCGGCTGCCACGACAGGCAGTTGCTGTCCCACACCATCGTCGACGGGTTGCGGTAGGACCCGAGGATCGAATGTCCGACCCGCACCAGGTCGGCCTGCCGGTCGCTGATCCGCGCCGAGACCACCGACAGGATCGAGTCATGCAGGGTATAAGTGTCGGTGCCGCTCTCGAGCGTGACGTTGACGACCTCGGCCGTGGTCGCGTCGCGGATGACGAACGCCCGCCGTGCAAAGCGCTTGTGGGCCTCGTTGATGTAGCGGACCAGGGTGGCGTCAGACCACAGCTTGTCGTCGGCACCGGTTGAAGTGCCCCTGTCAAAGAGGATGTTGTCCCTCAGCTCGTCGAGCAATTCTTGCAGGTTCATCGACGAGCTCCCCCCAAAGCTCTTGAGAGGTAGATGCTACTCCGTAACGTCTGGCGCCGCAACACGCTGGTAAGGAAAGCGCATGCGCTCGCGATGGCCGATGACGCGCCTGGTCGACGGGTCGATCACCGGCATCGAGACCACGGCGTGATCGAGGATCTCGAGAATGCTCGCATCGACATGCACCGGCTCACCTGGCTTGATCAGCGTACCTTCGCCGTTGAGGCCGAAAAACTGTCCGGTCGGAGGGATTTCTTCATTCTCTTCGAGCCGGATCCAGACGCGCTCGCGGGAAGGCTTGGCGCGCTTGGCCCGGGGTGCAGGCGCCGGTGCGGGGCCGAGGTTGCTGCCCAGCTCGTCGTTGTCATCGCTCATAGGAGGGTCCTCTTTACAAAAATGGGTGGAGGGCCAATCGGATAAACCCCTCCACCCCGTGACGAATTACCGGCGGCAAATAAACTTCAGCGCCTTGCCGCTCGCGCAGAGCGTCGCCGACAGTGTCACCGTGCCGTCCGAGTTAATGACGATCGCCGAACCGGTGTCGACAGTCAGCGTGCCTGCCGTGACCGTCTTGATCGAGTTCGCGGCCGCCATCGGGTCGAACTTCTCCCACTTGGTCGCGTCGGTCTCGTTGATGACGATGACCTGCAGCGGCACGAACCCACAAGTGATCGTGTTCGCTGCGGCATCGCCGGTCAGCGATCCCGTCACGACATTGACGATCCCGTCGGCCCGCTTCGAAAGAGTAACAGTTGCCATCTCAAAATCCCCCTTGAAAGCTATGCGAAGGAGGGGGCCATCACAGCCCCCTCACCCCAGTTAGGCCGTCGCCGCCACCTCGAGGCGCGCCATGAACGCGTCCTGGAGAATGACCGTCGCCGTCCACAGCTTCCAACCGACCGTGCCGCGCTGAGCGAGCGGGTCGCCGGGAGCCGGCTTCGGATTGACCACCATCGGCGTCATCGCGCTCTTGCCCTTCAGCGGGACGATGCCGAAGGCATCGCGGCCGAAGTACAGGATCGGATACACGTCGGCGCTGGTGCCGCTGGTCGAGCGCATCGAGCCCTTGGCGCCGCCGGCATCGGCGAACGGTGCCAGGACCGTCGAGCTCAGGTAGCGCACCTGCTCGATCGACCCGATCTCACCCTCCATCGGCGAGGTGTGCGGGCCGTAGTCCGCCACCGGCTTGAAGCCGCTGATGTTGCGCAGATCGGACTCGATGTCCGGATGGCACACCGCCATGTAGGCCGCTTCCACCGACTTCGTGTTGTAGTCGGCGGTCGAAGCCACGACCGAGCTGATCTTCTTCGCGTTCTGGCGGTTGAGCGCCGTGGTCACGCGACGCTGGTCAGCCAGCGCGATCGCCGCAACGACCGAGGAACGGCCGGCAACGCTGTTCGCGTAGAACACGTTGGTGCCCGCCTTCAGCACGTTGAAGCGCAGCGTCTCGACGGTCAGCGCAGCCTGCTCACCGAGGATATCGGTGGTCTGGCCGAGCACGTCGTCGGTGTGGGTGTCGAGGATCACGTCGGTGATCGTGACGAAGTCGCCGTACTGCGCCAGCTGGACCGAATAGTCCTGGTTGGCGATCGAGTTACCGGACGGCGTCACACCTTCGACCAGCGGCGTGGTCGCCACCGGGGTGTAATAGCTGCCCGAGCCCGACCCGGCCGCGCCCGTGGCGCCGGTCAGGAAGTAACGGCGGAATTTGGCAGTCTGCGTCGAGTTCTGCGGCAGCGGATACGTCTGGCCGAAGCGCTCGAGCTGCAGGTACGGCATCGCACGGTTGAGCATCCGGACAACCGAATAGGCTGCAACCGCCGGCGAAATGTCGCCATATGAAACCATTGTCTGTCCCCCCTAGAACAAAGTCGCAATCAAGCCGCGGGTTTTGAGAACTGCGCCCAGGCGTCGTCGAAACTCGCCGGATCCGCTGGTGCTTGAACCCCCGATCGTTTGGACTCGACTGGTGCCAGGGCTGCAGCCGCTTGCTTGGCCTCGCCGGACAGCTCGTTGTCCTTCCCGGGCTTGGCCGGTGCCGGCGCCGCCCCCGCGGCCACCTTGCCGGTTTCCACCCGGTACCGCGCGACGAGATCCTTGACCTCTTCGGCAGTGCCCTGTTCTATAACGTGATTATAGGCAGCCTGTAAATAGGCTGGCTGCTTTGCCGCCCAGTCAACCACCTGCTGACGCAGATCGTCGCTATAGTCGGGCACGTTGGTCTTGATGTCGGTGAGGTGCGTGCGCTCGGCCAGCACCGCGGTCGTCTCCCTGAGCGGGGCGACGAACTTGCCGACTTCCTCGAACACGTACTGCAGCAGGTCGCGATACTCGGCCTTGCGCTTGAGCGCCTCGCCGCGGGCGATCTCCGCATAGTCCTTGTCGTAGTTGGTGAGGAACTCCTGCTCCTCCTGGTTGTAGATCGGCGGCAGCTCCTGCGGCTGCGCAGCCGGTGCTTCGGCGGCCGGCTGAGCCTGGGGCTCGGACTTGGCGTCGGCAACCAGCTTGCTCAGCTTGGCAAGGACGTCTTCTCCGTCGGGCTGGGCTGCTGCAGCAGGTTCTGCTGCCGGCGCGGCCGCTGCCGGCGCACCGCCTGTCCCAGCATTTCCGCCCTCAGCCGCTGGCGCACCGCCATCCGGTGCAGCCGCGCCTTCCGATGCGCCTTGATCGCCTCCACCAGCGTCAGCAGCAGGATCAGCCCCACCGCCATCAGATCCCCCAGCAGCCACGGCTGGGCTTGGCTCAGATCCCCCATCGCCACCCCCGTCTGCGGCAGGTGCTCCCCCGTCGGCGCCCGCCGGTGCCGCGTCCGCGGGCTTATTGTCGTCCGGCGTCGCGAACTGCGCGAAGGCCGCGTCAAAGTCGTCGTTTTCGAGTGCCATTGTTACTACTCCTTGGTCGTCGGGGATGACGTCGTGATCGCCCGGTGCAGCCGCAGCAGCGCCTTGGCTTCGCCCTGAAGCCGCAGCGTGTCATCGCCGCTGGCTTCGATCAGGCTGTCCTTGGCGTCCTCGATCAGCAGGGTCAGCAATTCCTTGACCCCTACCGCATCGGGCAGCGATGACCGGTAGAGGTCATTCGCCAGCTTTGCCGTTCTTGCCTTGCGATCCTGTTTCGTCACCGTTCAGTCCCATCTCGAGAATTTGCAACGCGGCGTTGGCCGTCTGGGCGTCGGCCGCGGCCGAGTTTTTCTGCCCCTGCGTGATGTTCTTGTACGCATTGGCCAAGTTGAGCCGCTCCTCCGACTCCTGCAGCCGCTTGGCGAGGTCGGCCATCAGCGCCGCCTGCTGGCTGCGCGCGTCCTTCTTGCGCTCGGCCTCTTCCTCGGGGAGCAGCAGCGAGCACATGTCGCGCACCGCGAAGCGCTGCTCCATGAACTTGCGCTCGTCAACGTGATCGCGCTCCTCGGGCGTCATGGTCTGCGCCAGCATGTCGAGCTGCATGCCACGGACCTCTTTGGCGATGAGGCTCGTCGCACCGCGGGCAATGACGTTGAAGTCGCCCTCGGCCGCGAGGCCCGGGTTGAACTTCTTGTTGAACTGCACGAGGCTCAGGATCACCGACTGCTTGTAGGTGTCGAAATTGCGGACGATGTCCTTGAACGGCAGCGCCGCGTCGCCCCGCAGCATCGACGCGCCGGCGGCGGTGCGCATCGGCTCCGACGGGGTCTTGGCGACATCGCCGCCGGTGGCCGGACCGACGAACGTCTCGAGGTCGGCGATGTCCATGAACAGCTTGATCAGGCTCTCGAGCTCGGCCAGGTGGCCGTCGATCTCGACCTTGCGCACCGCCGGGAACTGCGCCGTCAGCCCCTCGTCGTCACGGTACCAGATCTTGTACGCCTCGATCGCGGTCAGGTCCTGGTCGGCGCGCAGCAGCGCGGTGTTGAGCTCGAGGTTGGGCCCGCAGGTGATGCTGGCGTTATCGAGCGCCATTCGGGTCGCGGCGCAAATCGACATCTGGCTGTCGCGCACCACGTTGGGCAGGCCGTTGCCAATCGGCGAGGTATCGTCCTCGTCGAACACGAAAGTGTGGACGGTCTTGACCTCGAGCCCGAGCTTGCGCCACGGGTTCATGTCGGCCTTGATCACGTTGCCGTCGATCAACCACACCTCGGCCTCGACGTCGTCGGCCTTCTTGTCCTCGGGAACGTCGGCGCCGAGCTGGATTAGCTTGTTGGCGCTGACCGGGCCCTTCCACACGATGATCTCGTACTTCGACTGGTCCTGCTTGGGCACGTCGTTGATGTTCGACTTGGTGCCCATCGTGCGCAGGTCGGTCTCGAACTCGCGCGGCTTGTAGTTCCCAGTCTGGTTGTTCTTGAGGTACTTCTTGACCTCGTCACCGAAGAAATCGGCTCGGTCGGCCAGCTTGCGCACCTGCGCACGGCCCATGACTTTGCGGATGAAATAGCCCTCGCCAGGCAGCGAGCGGCCACTCATGTCGGGGTAGAAGTCCCACACCGAGCAGAAGTCGAACTGCGGCTTGCGGATGGTCCGCGTCAGCGGCGCAAACGTCCCGTTCTGGGTCGACATCCACCCGGTGCGCTGCTCGGTACGGACATACGGCCCCTCGAGCACACCCAGCCCGTAGAGGATGCCCGACTGGGCCACCTTGCGGTCGATCGCGATGATGTCGAGCGTCTGGTCGCCGCCGATCTCCTGCAGCTGGTCGTCGATCAGCTCGGACAGCTCGTAAGCGCGCTTGTCGGCCAGACGCTGCACCGCGACATCGATCATCTCCATCGACGGGGTCGTATCGAGACCCTCCTTCTGGCGCTCCTGGATCAGCTCCTGGACCGCCTGGGCGACGTCCTGGGGGTCCATCTCGGCGTTGGGCGACGCCTGCAGCTCCCAGTTCTGCTCGTTGCCGGGGTACATCAGGTTCATGATGCGGCTGAGCATGCTGATGCACTTGACGCGGGTGATGCGCGGGTAGGCGCGGCTGCGGTTGGCGCCGAGCTGGCCGTCGATCTCGGGATCGTACAGCCCGAGATACTGGCGCAGGTTGCGCACCCACTTGAGCTCGGTCAGCCGGCGATCCTGCGCGAACTGGTCGAACGTCCGCTTGAGCTCCTGTCCCAGGTTGCGCAGCACGGCCGAGTCGATCTTGCGCACCGGAGCGGCGCCTTCGACGACGACCGCCGGCGGTGACGGATCCTGCGGTTGGACCGGTGCAGCGC